ATACGGAACTATTTGCAGGGTAGCCGCTTAACCTTGAAATATTTAAACTTCCCGAAGTAGCTGAATTAATATCAATCGTTCCAAAACTTAAATTCTTCGTCCCATCTGTTTTTAATGGGTATCCAGCAGAGCCGTCTACATTTGGTAAAACCCATGTAATAGTGTTTGGGATAGAAGATGGGGCTTGTAAACCAACATAATTCCCAGAACCATTTCCCATACGAACCTGTCCAGGTGAAGAACTACCGCTAGCAATTAAGGCTATGCCTGAATCTGAGGCAAAGGTGATACCAGAACCTGCGGTTGGAGCGGAAAGCAGAATACTACTGCTAGATTGCATGATATTAGTTGATAGAGTGAAACTTCCTACACCTAAACTTGAAACATTCGATAGACCAAAATTAGCTAAAGATACATTACCATTGATTAACAAATTATTAATGTAAGGTAATGTCCAGGCACCATCTCCCCTTAGAAAGGCGTTTGTTGAACCCGGATAACCTTGCAAGCGATTGACATTCAGGCTGCCACTTGTATTGGAGTTAATATCAAATACTTTAGTATTAACAAAACTTTCAGTAGCAACACTATCCCAACTGGAACCGTCGTAAAACTCAAGTTTCACTATTTAATCCGTTTGCAGTTTATAAGCTGGTGTTAAACCTTAACATTCCAGCAGTCGGCGACCCAGGTCTTTGCGCTGTACTTCCCGTAGGAATCGTTACAGAAGCATTTCCAGGCAACACAGGATTACTAGCAATACTGACGGTTGCAACGTTATTGCTAATGTTCACTACGATTTGATTTGTAGTTCCTAACACTGAGTCAATACCACTTTTTGATAATCTAGCAAAAGTAATTGAATCTGTACCCACAGTAGTTATCACAGAAGTCAACATCCAAGCTGTAACGCCGTTTGTTGTACCACTAATGACTTCAACGACATTACCCCTAATCATTTGTGATACGGAATCAAAATCGGTAGCCCGTGTTAAAATCCAGGCAACGCTACCTGAGCCGATGTTGGTTACGGTATAAATGCCATTTTGCAAGGCAGTTGTTTGGTCTTTTACCAACACTCTTTGTCCTACCGCTAAAGCAACACCATCAATTGATAATGCCGCTAAAGTTCCTGAGTTTGTTAGAGTCGCCCCTACCCCAGAAGCACCATTGACATAATTTGCTGTCAAGTTAGCTGTAGTCGCAACCAAACAAGCGGGGATATTGGCTAGGGTGTTTAAAACCCAATTTTCAGTCGCTAATGTAAACCAACTCGTACCATCTGAAACTTCAGGCTTCCCCACCGATGAAGGTTGAGGTGCTTGTAGTTTTCCGTTAACGTCTTTTTCATCTTTCAAATTTGCGGCCATTTCAAGTTCTCCTATCGTTAAAGTGAAGTATTAAATCTAATCATGCCTGGAATTAATGTCGCAGGCCTTTGTGAGCTATCACCAGATGGCATTGCCATTGATTTTCCGGTAAACACTGGGTCTGGCGAGAATACAGTCGCTACCGCAGTACCAAGCGTGCCAATACCCGTGACTGCTCCAACGACTGTAATAAGCTTTCCATCTACGTATTGTTTGTTAGCGCCGTCGGTAGGCAATATTGGGTCGCCAACGTTAGTAAGTTTATGTCCTGATAAGGATACATCCCCATAACAAGGCAATTTATCTAACGAGAGATTATCGATTTGTTGCTGTAATGAGCTTACTGATGATTGCAGGCTAGATATTTGGAACGAGTGAGATGCAACAGTAATACCGAGTCCCGCCACAGTAAATCCTAAAGCGGTAACCGTTGCGCTTAAACCTGCAACAGCAGCCCCTAATTCAGCCACAGTTACCCCTAAAGCCGCTAATTCTGTTTGAAGGGCTAATATTTCACCATTAATTACAACCAACTCAGCTTGGATAGCGGCCACTTCTGATTGCAGAGCAGCTACTTCAGTTTGTAGCGTCCCAATCTCAAGCAACATTTCTTCAATTTGTGCTTCTGCGGCAATTTGCCAGTTTTGTAATTCAGTAACAGCCGTTTGAAGCTCAGTGATTTCTAACTCTAACTCGCTAATTTGTGTTTGGATTTCTTCTACCGTAGTCTCAAGTACCGTTAGATCATCTGACTCGGAAGGACGGCTTAAGATATTACCTCGCCAAATTCTCTTGAACGTTAGGTTGGGAAGATTATCAATGGAAATCGTTTGAACGGATTGCGGTTGGTTATTAGCGTCTCCTACAAATACTTGACCTTGATTGAGATAAGCAATACTAATAACTCCATCTTGATTACTTTTTAATAGCCCACCAGGAGCTAAATCACTCAGAGCTTGGGCATTCGGAAATAACGGGGTTGGGGTTTGTAAAATATAGGTTGGCTTTTTTAAAGCATCTATCCTATGCCTGACATCAACAATATCTAATCTAACGTCAATTAAAGCTGGAGAAGGTTGCGCAATATTGTCTCTATCACCTACCCAAATATAATCTTTTTCCAATGGGAAAGGTGGAAATAACATGTGCCCCGTCACAGGCGATATCCAAGGCGAGAAATCAAAGTTTAGTTTCATGCTTGGAGATGCCCTATAAAGTTGCTGATGTTTTGAATATCAGAGTTAAAATACTGGGTGGCGGAGTCTTGCATATACTGCATAAATGATGCACTGGCATTATCTAACGAACTATCAGGGTTTTGCGCAGCGGGAATTTGATATTGCATTCGATAATAATACAAGTTTTCAATCGTATAATTGGAAACGATATCCAATTCCTTGGACACCCCTTCCGGTGGTATTGCCATAGAAACATCCATCACCATTTTTATAGTGTTTAAATTATCAATTGGCCCTTTCAATCCTGGGTCGTTGGGAATAAACCCCATATTCCCTAGCCCAGTCCCTACCGATAACACGCAAAATCGATTTGCCATTGGTTTTACCGCTTTCATGACGGACAATGCAAAAGCAGAGGGATTATTTAAAAATAACCCGCCATCAACATACGTTGAACCACCAAATCCAGCGGGCGGGAAATAGACAGGGGCGGCACTGGTCGCTAGAGCTACGTTAGCGGCTAATTCGTTTTGCCCTGTTAACACTGGAACAATAGAGCTAGAGATATTTGAAAAATACACAGGGATGTTTACCTTATTTCCGCCAGAGTCTATTCTTTTGAAAGTAGGAACAACGATATTGGTTTTCATGTTTTGTAAAGTATCTGTACCAAAAGCGGTCTGAATTAAATTAATTAATGGTGTGTTGCTGTAAAGAGAGCTATACAAACCCGTTATATAAGCCGTCCATGTGCCATAGCTTGCTTGTCCATCAAAAGGCGGTATTCCCGTGTTAAAGATAAGCGGGCCATTTGTAATTAGTAATTGCTTTACATAAGTAGGGGTAAAGCCTTTGGCATACCCTAAAGCTTGAATACCTCCAATGGAAGTCCCCGTAATAATATCGAAAGACTTCCAAAGCTGGTCTGGCGGAATACCTGCTTGGATACAAAACAACTCTAAAAATGTCGCTGATATAATACCTCGTATCCCGCCACCATCTAATGACAATACTCTAATGGTTCTTGAATCTGCCATTATGTTGAACCTTGTTAGTAGGTTTTTGGATATCGCCTTCTAGCTCTTTTATTTCATCTTCCGCTAATTTTAGCTCATCTTCTATTGCTATCACCTCCATGCGCTCAAGCGTTCCAGGTTTAAACATAGAGCAACCTGACATACAGAAAATGCTAAAAACGATAATCGCTATTGCTACTAAGTCTAACGTTGTATTAAATTTCATTTGTCCTCCTTAAAATCCCCATCTCAAACCGATACCATAATAAACACTATTCTGCGGCCTTACTTCAGGTATAAAGTGGCTCTGAATACCATCGCTAGCGAAAGCGTGTAATTTCTCGGTATTCACCAGAACCAAAGTAGCTCGTATTGCAAATTCTTCAGTAAAGAAGTAATTAGCGCCAAGCGTTAACCTTCGTAACGACCGAGAAGCTTCCATTTTTCGGTTGGTTTTACCCACGAACGAGTTGAACTGCATCGTCGCTCGCTCAAAAGTGGCTTTAGTGTGTGATACGCCAACACCGCCAAAGAATTGAAGCGGATAAGTCTCATATCGAGGCGTTAATAAAAATAAGTTAATATGTGGGCCTTTTAGCTTTAACGATGACCTAAACGTAATAGGCTCAAGCGATTGCGGAACTTGCATACCAGAAGCGTATTCGTTAGCCGTTAGCGTAGATGTGCGAGAGGAGTCGCAATACTGGTATCCAGCTTCAACCGCAAAAGGGCTATCTTTAATATTGATACCAAAAAACGGATTTAGCCCTAACGACTTTTTGTTATACAAATTATCGCCAAAGTTCTGCTTAAAACACATTTTGCAGTACTGGCCATCCGCACCAAAATAGAAGGGTAGTTCCTTAGCAATGGCTGCAGTTGAAGCTAGTAGTGATAATAAAACAATAATTAATTTCATTAGTAATTTCCTTTAAATGCCATAAAATTGAGCAATAATTTGTTTTTGCTCATTGGTAAGCTTAGTGGAAGAAGCGGGATTATTGGCTATTGACTGAACCTTTTGTACGGTAGAATTATCGTATTGCGTCAGGATAGATGGGTTGATAAAGGATATGTCATCCTTCGGCTCAACTTTAGCGCTTGCGGGCTTTAAAACTGGCTCAGTTTGAACAGACTTTTTCGCCAAAATAGTGAGCTCTTGTTGAGTCTTCTGAAGATTCTCAATCAAATGGCTTTGAATGGTAATCTGAGACTCATTTAAATATTCAGAAACCACCAAGCTTTGATTGTCAATTATTTCTGAAACATTTAAGGAATTATCGTTCATAGCGAACTCCTTTTTGAGCAATTAAATTTAAGTGTTTTTTACGCGTTTCATAAATCATTTTAAGAGATATCTCCATAAACTGAGAAACTTACCCTGTCGTAGTCTACAAATGCAGTTGCGCCACGATTCATTGTAAATATGTAAAATTGATTTCCGCTTATTTGGAGAAAATTTATCAGAGCAGCATTTTCAAGCGCGAATGCATCATCTTGATAAGCGTTTCCAGAAACCACCATAGAGCCAATAAATGAGAAGCTCACGGTTAAAGTATAGGAACCTACACCATTCCTAGTTATTAAAAGGATATTATTAGAGCTAATCGGAACAATAGGATTGTCTTCAGACGCCCCATCAAATACTCCCCATGCCTTGCAAGAACTTCTAGCGTAAATTATATTGTTGGGCGTTATAGGATTTACTTGACTAGTCCCCGCTTCCATTTGTTGTTTGTTAGCGACTACCGCCGTCAGAGGGCTAAAGCTTAATTGTCCTGCGGTATTGGTTTGCATGATAGCGTTATCGGCCCCATATGCTACTGGAAGGTCAAAAACTAAATTTTGATTAGCGCCCGGGTTCCTTAAGCTAATGGAATAAGTGTTATCATTATTATTTAATGACAAGACTTTTCCACTAGATAGCTGAAGGTTTTTGGTAGATTTTACATTTCCGTTTCCATTAGGAGATAAAACGATATCCCCATCTTGGTTGTTAGAAACGATGAAATTACCCGAAATGGTAATGTTACCTAAAATGGCGGAAATGAGTTCCAGTCCGTTAGGGTTTAGCTTAATTTTTATGTCATCAGCGTCACCATCTTGGTTCTCCACCACCACGTTAGCGTCATCTGATTCAATTTTCCTAATAACGAGTTGGCTATCACCTTTTTGAACAATAAACCCTTTGTTCCCAGCCGCAGCCAACTGTTCCAAAGCGGCCAGCATGTTAGCCAAGGCAAAGACAAAGGTGCCGTTGTTAGTAATCGGTGAGCCAGCGATGGTAAAGCCTCTCGCGGGAGCAGTGGCGGCCACCTGACTCACGGCGGTTTGACCTTGGCCAAATGGAATAGTACGCCATTGACCTGCGCTGGTTGAATTATCGAAAAGGCAGATGCAAACAGCAGTTCCAGTCGCAATGTCTTGTAATAAAATATTGCCATCATTTTTTAGCAAGTTAAAAGTTTGATTTCCGGTATTAACAATAACGATTTGCTGACCATTCGAAGCAAGTTTTGCATCTGGTAGGGTTAAGGTTTTCCCAACCACAGAAGCATTAATATCCATCCAACTTGCAGCCACGTTGCCCGTATCTAAGAATTGTGTAGGCCAAGATAAAGTAATATTTTGGTCTAAATTAATGACATTATAGGATTTATTCGCTGGCTGGATGGTATTACCGCTAAAAACATCTACGTAGGACATTAATTGTTCTCCCCGCTTTTATCCTCTATTTGGCTTCTTAAAATAATAGAGGCTCTATTTGTTAGATTTTTAAATGTTGACAATTGTGGCTTTCCTCTTGCATTTTGCAGCGCAAACTGTCTCGCCAGACGCACGTATTCAGGATCGACCAATAAGCGACTTAAATATTGATTCCCGGCAATGGCTCCAGCTCCGGCTCCAAGTGTTTTAATAGCGCCTACCGAAAGCATAATAGCTCCACCAATTCCACTACCTAATTTTGATAACGTATTTATATATTGCTGCGTATATGCCGTACTAGAAGTATTTAACATTTCTTGGCCAGCCTTACTGGTGGCGGATGTTATTCTAGATAATTCCTTTAAGTTTTTATAAGTTTTATTACCCAGCAAACTTTTAAGGTATTCTTGGCTGACTTCATTTTTATTAAATATTTTTGAATAATTTCCAGCATGTATCCCCTCTTCCTTAAAAGCGTTATTAAAAACTTCGCGAGCCTTTGCTTTTTTCAAAGCGTCCACAACTTGCTTAACCTGCGGGGCGTTTCCAGCCGTTTTCTCTAAAATATTGACACTGTTCGCATCTTTCAGGGAGTCAAAAACATAAGTGGGTGCCTCACCCGTTAACACGCTACGCGTTAAGTCGTTTTTAAATCGGTTTTTATACTGTTCACTATAAAAATTATCCGCAACCGCTCTTGACTCTATAAATTTTTTATTAGTACTTGTCTTAATATCGGAGTCAACGGCTTTTTTTAAAGATTTTAGCCAGTTCTCCATGCCCTCAAATTCGTTCCATTTTATCGATTTGTTTAACTCTTCTCTTAGGCCAATTAAATCACTTACCTTTGCTTTTTTAGATTGTTGACCAATCGCGTTTAGGATTTTATCTATTTCTTTCTTCGGCAAATCTGAGTCTTGCCATCCCTTTGGAAGCTTTAATCGATCGACATCAATCCCTAAGGATTCAGCTATTCTTACAAATTCTTTAGAGACCTTCTTAGTGGCGGGTGATTGAAACTTTCTATTAAAAATTTCTCGTGAATCATCAAAAACTTTTTTAGTGTTATCAATGCTAACGACATCTGTTTCTTTTAAATATTTCTTTGATTCATCATATAAACTATTTGCGACCTTTTTAGCTTCCTCTCTTTGACTTTTTAAAAAAGTGTTAAAGTCAGCGCTTGCCACGGAAGGCACTACATCAGGACCAAGGTTATCTAGCTGTGATTTTATCGCATCCAATGTTTGTTGATTGGCTTTTGAGAAAGACTGTTTAAATTTGTCAGCACTAAAAGGCGAGTGTTTTAAAACATTTGTAGCGGCGTTTAATTGAGAGCTATTAAGCCCAACATTGACTGGCAAATCAATATTATATTTATTCGCGGTTTTTAAAACCTCTTCTGAAGGCTTAGCCGATAAAGTTGAAATTTTGGCTGCCGTTTCTTTAGGTTTTATCAGGGATTTTCCAGCACCAAAGGCCGCTCCTTTCACTAAATCTTCAACTATCCCGGCGCCCGTCCCTTCTTCAGCAATTTTAGGCGTTCCATGTATCGCAGCGGATAATCCTACAGACTCTCCTAAGTGAGAGCCCATTTTTTTAGCTAATTCCTTCCCTTTTGAGACAATTCCTTTGATTATTTTCCCGCCTTTTGAAGCAGCTCCAAGCCCTGGAATGGGAACTGCGAACTCGCCAGCGCCATAAGCGATTTCTTCCGCGGTGGTTTTTGGTTTTAAATCTTCTCCCAGGACTTTTGCTACTCCTTTGGTGATTAAATCAGTTTTATCATAATGAGGATTAATAAACGCATCTTCAGAAAGTTCCGTTAAGAGCATGGGATCGTTATGCCATTTAGAGTCTTTTGGGATTGCTTTATTTAATCTCTCGCTCACTATAGGGACCATAAGGTTTAATATGGAAGCTGGAACATTTACCATGGTTTCAACGGCGTTCGCCGCTCCAGCGAGTGGCATTTTAGCGAGACGCGAAGGCGTGTTGGTTTCTAGCTCTGGTTCTGGCTTTTTTAAAATAGAGCGAATGTGATTTATTCTGTCATTATTGGAGGGTTCAGTATTTTTACCCATAATTTCTCTTATTCTGTCAACATTGCTCACTGGTAAGCCTCCCAAATTTCTTCATCGCTATAACCTTTTAACTCAGGATACTGGGCTCTTAATTGTTGAATAATGTTTTCATCTATCTGAACGCCCGCATTATGAGTATTGGTTTCTTGCGCTTCGGGTGCTTTAGCTTCTTCAGAATAAAAATAATCGGGTAAATCGTAACGTCCTTTTTTAGCAATCCGAGCGCGTTCAGCCGCGTTTTTAATTTCCGCATGATGAATTTTGGCTTCTTCATACAATTCTTCTATTAATTGGGGTGGCATTAATTCATCTGGCTTAGTTCCCTCTACTAATTTCTCCATAAATTGTCCCATTCTGGCTGAGCCAACGCCTTTTTCGATTTTTGAGAGTGCTAAATTCTTTTTAATCAATTGAGCTTCTTTTTTAGCCGCTCTGGTTTCATTAGACATTAGCTTTCTTCCCCAAAATGAATCCGGATCTAAAGTACTACTCCAGGACTCATAAAGCGCTGGATTATTTTTAGCTATATTGGATAACTTTCCTAAGTTTTTAACCATTTCTCCTGAGGATTTTTCTGAGCTAATAATATCATTTTGTCTTTTAGTGGCGGCTGTTCTTTCACCAGGTGACATGCCGTTTAATGGAATGGCGTTTGGATCAAAGCTTTTCACTCTTTCATTTTCTTTTTCGAGCTGAGCTTCTTTATTCCGCAATGTTCCCATAATGTCATGATACCGCTTGGTTTCTTGCAGTTGTCTTTCCCTGAAATCTCTATCCGCTTGTTTATGTTGTGCATCCACAACTGTTTTTAAAACATTTGAGTTTTGTTGCTCTATCCTATTTTGTTCATTTAGATAAGCTTGAATAGCCGGACTAAACCCCGCATTAACGGCGCCTAACATGCCGGACAACCCCTGACCATAACCAGGCTGAGATAAGCTAGACGCGAACCCCATTAAGCCTAGCCCTAAAGCCCTGCGCTTTTCGGCTTCATCCATCGCTAAGGATTGTTTGACTGAACGAATAGCCGTCAACGCGCCGTTGCTAATTGGGCTATTAGGGCCGCCTAAAGCGCCATCGGCTTGCTCTTGCGCTAAACCAAAATTAAGTAACGCTGGGTTCATTGTCGCCCTCCTAACATGTTTAATCCATACAAATTAGTCGCTAATGCTCCGAGCTGTCCCCACGTATTGACTTGCGGGGTCGCAGGAATTTGCGTAAACGTTGCGCTTTGAGTGTTTTGCTGCGGTACGCCGTTCAAAATATCTGCGAAACGCCCTACTTGCTGGTACGGGTAGTTTCTTTGGTCTAAAAAATTCTGATAAGAATAATCTAATTTATTTTGGTCTTGTTGCTGTTGATACTGACCTTGCTGCATTAAAGCGTTAACATCAGCGGCGTTTTGAGCTTGATATAATCCACCAATAGCGGCCTTTTGTTTTGACGCGTCTAGCATTCTATTTCTATCTTGATTAAACGCTCCAATAGCTTGGTTGTATCCACCCGCTAACGCTTGTTGCTGCTCCCTTCTAATGCCTTCTTGGGTGTCCCTAGTCATTCTCGCCACCATATCTCGATGCCTTCCACCACCAAACGCCCCTGCGCGGGTAAAAGTATCGTTTATTTTCGGTAAAACATTCTCGTTAAAATTGCGATTTCCATAATGCGCTATATTGTCAACCACGTGGGTGTTATAAGGATTCATATAAAATCCAGCTTGCGAGGGAAAATCCCTAGCAGCTTCTGTCGACAAATCGGTCGCATGCCTCAAATAAGGCTCGTAGACTCCGGTGTATGCGTTTGATAATTCCCTAGCCCGATTAACTTCTGGCGCAGTATTTGCAAATCTTTGCCCCGTATAAGGCTTATACGGCTCATAAGAGGCAGCCCTGGCGCGTTCGGCCACGTCTCGACTCCATGCGGAGAGCCAAGGTGGAAGTTCGTTATAATTGACGGCTCCTGAAATAGGCATAAATCACCCCATGTACGGATTAACATCGTTAAAATAAAGTTGTTCGGTATTTGCCAACGGATTGATTGGCACAATAGTTCTATTCAGTGGTGCCAGGTATCTTGGCTGGTCAGCAGCGCTCCATTGTGGTTTATGTTGCTGAATATATTCGGCGAGAGTTTGTTTATCTTTTGGTATGCGCTCTCTTCTCATCAAAGTTCCACCAATCGCTAAAGGCAACAGCAAGTTATTAATTCCACCACCACCTAAAAAACCACCGAAAGCGCCACTATTTTTAGCAGCTTCCGCTCCCGCAGCACCTTGAGCCCCGCCACCAAAAAGTGAACCGATACCCAATCCACCGCCAGTAGTTGGTGCATTAGCGAATCCTAACTGGCTCATCAATGAAGGCGAATTCATACCTAAAACGCCACTCAAAGGCCCAGCTCCACTCACGCCTAAAGCATTTCCCGCCATTGGTGCTAAGGCTGAATATCCAAGCCCAATACCTGCACCACCTAAAGCGCCTTTGAACTTATTCTTCCCGCCACGGCTCATACTACCGCCTAATGCGCCACCAATCGTAGCGCCTGCTGGGCCACCTAAAGCGGTGCCGCCAATCGCTCCGATAACGGCTGGTAAAGCTTTGATTATTTTTTTAAGCTTAAAACCCATTATTCTCCTCCCTCGCCAGGTCTCACATCACCAATCGTAATATCTAATAACGTATTACCAAGTTCATAAAATCCGCCAACGACATTACTTCTAAATTCCATGGTAACTTCTCTACCTTGGCTTCTTAAGTCTATTTTGGTGTCATTCTCATTAAATTCTTCTTCAGCGATTATTTTTTGTTCGCTTCTAGCGTATTCCCTTGCGTTTATAGTGACGTCAATTTTTCCGCTTTGAATGAAATCTGGTTCAATTCTGTTAACCTCTATTAACCTTTCTATACCTTTCCATTGTTTATCTGGCGCAATTGCACACCATGCTAAATTCCCCGTTCTAAAATAAGAATCTATGGCGGTTTTATTGCCGTCTACGTTTTGGTCGTATCCATCCTCATGTTGCCAAATTTGCGTAGCTGAGCACCAAACAGGATTAACGAAGGTTGGGTCTAGAAAACCGCAGCTTCTTGAAATTGGCGTGTCATACCAACAATTAAGCCTAACGTTATAGATAATAGCGTGGTCGCATTCATCCGAATTACCTTTTGGGAAAAACCACCAAATCTCACCATATTTAGGAACCTTAGTTCCCCAAATTTTTTGCCTTCGTGCGTAATTTAAATTGTCAAAGAAGAAATCAAAATTAGAAGCGTTAGGGATTTCTTTAGTCGTATTGCCATCAGTCATCATGAAGCGATCGTTAGCTATCCAATAGAATAATCCGTTATAGGAAACCACCGAACGACTGGCTAAAATAGAGCATTGATTATCAATCGTATCAAATCTAAATTGCGCAGGTTCTCCTACGAAAGTCGCCTTATATAACCCTGACAAGCCCCAAAAAAGACCAGATGCACCAGGATTGTAAGGATTAGCGGCACAGCTTTCTCCACGCACTATTTTCTGCCCTGAAATTCGGTTAACGCTAGCTTCATCAAAGGTTTCTGGTTTTCCGGGCTCACTCCATAAGATTTCTCCGTTATTACCAAACAAAAACAAATAAGGATGAAGAGTAGCGAACCCACCAGAAACAGCGACATTATTTACCGGAATTAATCGAGCGTTCTCGTTTAGCTCTCCCACATAAATATTACTGTTCAACTGGTTATTAATATCTAACAAATTAGAGGCGTTATGAGCGATAACGATAGCCGACTCATCTAATACGGAATACATTACCTCTACTTGCCAAACGCCAATATCACTTGGAACAAAATTCCAGGGTGTTCTATCGACAATATCAAGGAAGTTACGTTGAGCGTTAAACTTGTAACGAGTTAGCGCATGACCGTCGCCAAGGTAAAAATCAAAATTAGAGCCATTGGGTGTCACGTACAAACTTCTAGGCGTTCTCGCTAAATTCCCTAACAATTGAGAATACCCACCGATTTTGCGAGGTACTGCAGTGTTATCGCCAACAGCCTTAAAACGACACCATTTTCCGTCAATATAGCCTTTGCCAGAGAAATTGGTACCATCTCTTTGAATACCAGGAGACATGATTAATGGGTAAAATCTATCCATCAATCCGCCCTCCGATTGCTTGCTCTATCGAGAATACGTTGGTCATCTTCGGCGTTTAAGGCGTTGATTCCATCCTGATACGCTTTTTCCCATATAGGGATTCTTTCGTCCGTTTTTACGTATGGCATCGCTTGCAACAAGGATGAGTACAATAAAATATCAGGGACATATAGACTTAACCAGTTTTGTTGATTGTTCTCGGTTAAAGGCTCTGGCAACTCTAAATATCCCACCTCAAACGGATAGTTTGCATTAGGTGTTGGCGCGACTAACCAATTATCAAAACCATAATCCGAGTAATATCTGGGTAAATCCACGACACTTGAGTCTGGCCAATAAATTCGAGCATATTCGTAAGTTCTAAGCCACAGTTGATTACGAATGTTATTATTTAGGCCAGTCCCATAATTAAATGTCAGGGTGCGCTTCCAACGAGCGGGCTTTTGATAAACCGCTTGTCCATTTATAAAACTGCCAACGATGTATTTAGTAAAACCCACATTCTTACATTCACGACAAATCTTTTGCTCGCCATTAGTCAGAAACTGGGGAATTCTATCGACAGTGGATGCGTCGTTTCTATTTAAATAAGCTTTTATTTGCTCAGTTAAACCGTCGTACGTCATGACTGCCACACCGTATTTTTAAGAACTTCTAAAGTTTCTTGGTTAGACATCGCCGGAACTTCTTGTTGTTCAGGTCGAGTGTTTGGCGGCAATAGACCTTCTTTTTTGTATTTAAACGGCCTTCCGCTCTCGTTTGGCTCATCCACTACGTCTTTTCCTACCATTAGGCCGTTCCAAACCAACGAATTGCCACGCCACTCATACTCTTTAACTAAATCCCCATAGTTGTAGGCCATGTCCGTTCTGTCACAAAAAGAAATACCACCGCTCTTTTTGTCTCTAACTTTTTTGCCCAATCCTTGTTTTATGTTACCCATTAATTGTTGCCCCACATTGAAGTGTCAAAATTAAAGGTAATAGGCACGTACTTTTCCGTATCCTCTTGACTTGCTAGCTCAAATGACTCCTGAGCTTTTGGTAATAAAATAGCGACTTTTTCAGGGTTAAAATTATAGGCGTTCATTAACGCCAACCTGGAACACAAAGCCTCATAAAAGCGTTGCGGAATATCTAAAGTATTAGTCATACTGCCTACATCTTGAATAGTTTTCTTATACGTGAAAAATAAAGTCTTGTACTGAGATGTCGGCGATGGCCATAAATACAGAGTGGTATTTGAAGTTTGTCTGTCGACCATATAGCAAGTGGGTTTCGCTTTTGAATTCTTATTGGTAATCATCATGTATTCTTGCCTGGAAATAGGCGCAATGGGCATATCGTTTTGCACTCGTTCAAAATACAGCTCTTGAACGTTTAGAGTGGCGCCGCCAATCTCACGAATCCTAAAATAACGAGCAAATAAGGAATTATCCAAGTTAAACCAACTCGTATTGTTTTGAGGGTAATCCGCTTTAGTGAAAGACTGAACTGAAAACCAATTGACGTTATCAATGGAGTATTCAAGGTTAAGTGTGTACTGATTATCCGCGTTAGAAGTTATTCCCAGCATATTGACATAAAAGGGATAGCCAAAATCATAGCCTATATAGCCATTCGGTGCGGTTTGCGTACAGGCCGTAGCAGGATTGTTATCAAATGCGTTAGCAGCATCTCCGCCCGTGCCAGGCTGAGAAAAAGCGGTTCCGCTTAAGTTTCGGTAAGAATTTCTGACTAAAACCTCTAAAAAATCAATTAAAGGAATATCAAAAGCATAAGCAATTCTACCTTCAAAAATGGAAACTATCTTTTTATCAACTGTCCAAAGATTTAAACCGGGGTTAATCCATTCAGAAAGTATTAGATTGATAGAATTTAACGCCGAGCTAATATGCTGGGCTGTGATTAAGGATGGCAAGATTTCTATTCTTTGAAAAGAATCATCGACTAAATCCGCTACCTTTGTTTTGCTAAAATTATAAGTTCCTGAGAACATTTACCCATCCTTATTTACCTTTGTGCATTTTCTTAAAGGTTTCGGCTAAATGCGCCTCTCTTCTAATCGTTGGGTTTTTTGAATGTTCTGCTTTCTCTAGCTTTGACGCGGGTATCTTTTTACCTTCAGCTACATGCAAAGATTTATGCAATGCGCCCTTTCTCATATGCATGTCTTGGATCCAATGTTTATGTTTACTCATTACTGTAATCCTTGTTGTAAAAATGTTGCGGTTAAACTCCCCACTGAATTAGTCGCATTATTAAACTTCAACCGAGCGTAGCGAATTGGGAAACTAATATTGCCAATTTGATTAGTGGTGGCGTTTGTCATGCCAGCGATTGGGTTAAACAAAGTTAAAGAAGCCTCTGGGATGGCAACCACATCGTCTAATGTAACCTCTAATGAATAATTAACGGTGACAGCGTTAACTCTAGCTTGAATGGTTAAGGCGGAATCAGGCACAAAGAAATCATATGTAAACCAGTTAGTAACACCCCATGCTCCAGCGGGCGCCACACCCGCGTTGCCAGTGCCGACATTAGTAGCTGAAGTGACATTGGCATTAAACGTTACGCTGTCAACCGTATTAAAAAACTGAGTAGTATAAACCGTATTCGCGTTTGGGCCAGCCAGGGTTTGGCTAACTGGTAAACCATTATAGGTTCCAGTAATGGTGAAATTAACTGCGGAGACATTACCAGCGCTTGTAATGGAAACCACTCTGGCAATTTTACCAAGACTAATCGGCGAATTTGGAGCTAAAGAGTTTAACAAATTCCCATTTAAAACAAAGCTTCTTTGTCCCGGTACTGGCGGGATATTATTAGAATTAAAGATTGCCGTTGGGGTTGCGGCAATCCAATTGTAAACAGCCGATTGCATAACGCTCCTATACTGGCAATACCGAAAAGAAAGTGCTTATCTTAATTGGAGAATTACCAACTGCCGTTAATGCTGCAGATAAATTAACATTCAACGGCTGATTAACTATGTTAGTCGTCAATAATTCCGCAACGTTAACGTTAGGGCTATCTACCACCACTAAAGTCTTTGCGGCCGCCGTTAATACGGCCGTAGTTTGAGCGAGCGTCATATCGGACGCTACGGTTGCATTCAAAAGAAACTGAAAAACAGCGTTATTAGCATTCGCGTAAGCCGTAGTGTTAAACAACGTTTCTAACACAATCAGATTTAACACTATTACTTGGTTCGCACCAGGCGCTGGCAATAATTGAATAGACGTCGCATTTAAAGCGTTTACTTGAGCCGCGGTTAAAGTAGTAACGCTCGTAAATTGGCCTATCTCCCCAGCGTTAATCCCGGAAAAAGGCGCGCCACTTCCATTATTAGTAGCCGACAGAGTCGTCGATATCCCATTCGGATAATTAGTGGTCTCATAACCATTGAATTGCATAGTTACCTCCTCTTAATTATCCCTGACATCCAATAATTGAACGATAGTCATAACAACCCAGTGAATAGCGTTCTCTAGAACTGACTTTAATATTAAAGTTGTCTGGGTCTTGCGCGATGTTATACAGCACATTCATTCGCTGATATAAGCGCATACCAGGCATATTAGTCAGGATAAACCAAGGTCTACTGCCAGGTGTGGAACTGATAAAGTGATTTATAACAAATCCTTCAGACAATAACCCTTTAGCCGCGTTAATCGCGTTATTTGCGCTAGAAGGCTCAAATTGGGACTCAGTTAATTTCTTAGCCGCGAACCAATTTTCAGGGCCTGCGATTAATTTTCTTAAAGTTCCCGCAATGGGAATACCGGAAGGTGATCTTAAGTTCGCCGCCAGAATTTGTGCCGCATTTAATGTGGCTTCAGATAAATCTCCGCTCACTACGTTGGAGTTTACCCCACCATCATAAGGATGTGCCGCGTTAAATAAAGTTAACCCATCGGACACGATGGAAGTTCCACCCGCAAACCCGTTCGTTAAATATAGACCCGCCAAAGTATTTTTGGTGGTGCTCAACGATTGTTTTAAAGCCAATGTATTTTGCGGAAATTCTTGTTTATAAAGATTATCGTCTTGGGCTTCCTCGGTAATGGAGAATTTTAACCCGTATTTACGATGGGTAAACTGGGTGATGTATTGGTCGCCCATTCCATCGTCTGTAGGAATTTGCGCCCCTTCCTCAACGGGTTGCGCGTATCCTAATAATTTCGGTTGCGATATTTTCTCATAAGCCTTTTTTGAAGCTTTAACATTATAAATCTGTTTCCACTCATCGGGATAGGTCTCATAAGCGCCCATCACGTCATCTAAGCCAGGCCATAATTCATATTCAATTTGCGCGCGAGTTAATGGCATTTTCTATTTCTCCTATTAAAATCCTAACAGCGCTGAACCATAAGCGTGATTGTTCAGCTTAACGAGCATTACGGGAAAAGCGGCGGTATTCACGTTTCCTGGAAACTTCTCAGGTGGAACGTAGCCTACGATTTTTAAAGGCAACGTTGCGGTAGTATTTAAATTGCCGGCGTCTAAGACCGCTTGCGATATTCCCGTGGTATTATCACCTACCCCTGGGTTCAAAATTTGCGCGTTGTAAGACATCCGGTTATTAGCGACCGCGGCGCTGGCTTGGCACATATAAATGGTTTTGGGGTCGTCTGAGACCAAAACCTCTACCCAGGTTCCCGCTTTAATCGGCGTATTGGCGAGAAAGTATTTGGCGAATCGTTGATTACCTTGGGCGTCTATGTATTTAACGCCTCTCGCGATTCCCACTATACCAACCGTTGCACCGTTTGCAGGGGCGGTGGCAATTCTGGTATAGCCATTAATAGGTGGATTCGCGTTGGTAGCAACCAAAGCGACTGGCATGTCTTGATAGACGCTTGCAGCGGTACTGTCCCAGATATACGTGTTTAAAACTTCCTGGGTATTAACCGCAGAAAGGCTTTTATAATATCTAAAGCCAAAAGGCGTATTGGTAGTGACGGACATTGAACTGTCTCCAAAAAATAAATGGATTAATTTTGTTAAGGTTGGGCACGGCCCGAGCTTTCGCTCCTGCCGAATTGAGACCTCTACGGCACCGAGGTTGCGCACTGCGCGAGAATTGCTTCTCTTGCCGAATTTAAGCCTCTACGGCACAGAGGTTGGTTGTTAGACCGAGCTTTCGCTCTCGCTATGTTTTACATCCACAGCATCGATATTTTTATTATTCAACGTTCGGATTCATTAGTAAACAAAATCTTTTTAATTTTTTCTTAAATAATATCGTTGTCCTCATCGTCCTCATCACCCCAGACCATTTCATTACTTTTAGTGTTCTCAATAACCTTTGCTCTAGAGTCGCCTACGAATCCCGCGGCGATACTAATTTGTTTCTCAACGTTTTTATTAAGCTTGACTCGCATCTCGTCTTCATGAAACTTCCACTCCTTAAGCCTTTTATGCAAAATAAGGCCTTCTCGGCAAATGAAATCAGCAGCGGGTGTTTTAGCTTCCCGTGTTAAAGAGTGCATCGATAAAGCCATTTGTGGCATTTCATCGACGCTGACGGGTACCCAATTACGCATCGCCGCTTCTTCCAAGCGACCCGGATTGATTTGATTGGCGACTAACCCAGCAAACCAATAATAGTCGTAATCTGGGTCCGCGCCTATCACGGTTAATGGCGTGTTCGCGGCATTAAACATATTTCTTTTAAAATTCTCGATATCCTGAGCGGCCAGCCTAGATTCACTGACTCTACGTTGTCTTTTTGATTTCATCTCGTTCCCCTATTTTTGCTGATTCGGTTAGCGACCGCCTTTTTAAAATCGTCCTCGCTCATGCCTAAATTTTGCGCGATTTCTTTTTGAGCATCGCTCAATCTTATGTCGCTAATGTGACGAGTGGTTGGCCTGTTTGTGACGGGAGAGACCTTGGTAAAAGGTTTCCTCTCTATGGGTGGCTCTATTACGTCAGGTTTTTCCATATAAAATTTCTCTCTCACATATCTGTCAATATCTTTGAAATAGTCTTTGGTCGCAATCTTGTCCGCCTTACCCATGCGTTGATATTGTCTCGACAAAACTAAATCGTATGCCTTGACCTCTTCCGCCATCTCAGCGTCGTATTCATCGCTATTTTCATTAAACCACGAGTTTTGACTAATCCAATTCGAAATGTCTGGATTATAGGGCTGTGAATTTTGATTGTTGGGTTGCTGTTTTTCTTCTTTTTCCACTTTTTCAGGCTGCTGTCTCTTATAATTTTCTATCGCTCTGGCATCCGCCGCTGCTTTAGCGATTAACTCCATCGCTTCGGCTTGTTTTTGCGCGTCTCCTTCTTCAATCGCTGAGGCTTGTAGACGTTTGGCTTCTTCTAGTTGCAGCTTAACGCTTTTTTCATAATGCTCCATAGCCGCGGTATCGGCCCTTTTAAATCCGTCACTTAATTTCTGGTTGTGTTCTTCTAATTCTTGAATTCGAGCCATTAAGTCTTGTTTGTCTTTCTTCAACTTTTTCAACTGTCGTAAGGCTCTTTCGTCTTTTTTATCTTCGTGCTGTTCTTCTAATTCTGGCTCTTTCTTATCTTCTATGGGCTCTTCTTGCTGCTCAGGCTGTTCTAATGGTTTTTCTGATTCAGCATCAGCTTTTGGCTCTTCCTTTTCCTTGTCTTTAGAGCTAATCACGAAGGCGTCTTGCTCGCTGCTGGGATGCAAGGCTTCTAAGTCTTCCTCTTTGCTAAAATCAATAATATCACTCATGTCCACCACTCCAATTACCAAGGTTGTACGTCGTCTGGGTCTTCTACTTCCATATAAAGTGAATCGTCAGGAACGATGACCATTGGGACACCCTTGTAAGCGATTCTAATCGCTGTGGAATTGATATTGAAAACCACCCACTGTCCTTCCTTGACCCAAGGCATATCGTTAAAACGCTCTCCTTTATAGGCCTGTTCACCAATCCCAATAACAAGCCCTACGCATTGCCGATATTTTTGCAGCTCTTCGTAATAATCAGGTCTAATAATGCCAGTGCTATTGCCTTCCTTGTTTCTGTAGCAGCCTTCTTGCGGCACTCTAACTTTTAATAACACCCAAAATCCTAGTGTTCTCTTTGGCAATCCACCGATAATTTCCGTTAACATTTGCTTGTCTATCTTATCGTGCACGTATTCTTGTTGTTCCATTCTCAATCCTCTTCGTGTAATTTTTTAACAAAGTCTTTTATAACCGCAATCGCGATATTTAGCCCCTGAATTCTGCCACAGTCGTATTTATAAGCTTCGAGAGTGGTTAATCCACCTGAAACAATAGGTACGGCAATATCCTTTTTTTGCTTTTCAATCTCCTTAACCGCCTCATCGCATAGCTTAAAAATCATTTACAACCTTTTTTCACGGGTTGCTTTTTAGCAGACGGTTTTTTAGTCGTTACTTCTTTAATTGGCTTTATAACGGGTTTTTGTTTACGCATTTAATTACCTCCAATAGTTTTGTACATATTCATAATAAGCTCTTTATAGTAATCAGCGTCTTCTGCAAGTTGCGTTACTATTTCAGAATAGGATGGATATTTCTTCTCAATCTCAATTAAGCCTGTTTTGGGATCTAACGCACCTTTAGTTTTTTCTTGTTCAACGTAATATCTAAAGTTGCAGCTATACGTTTGCAGAAAAGCGCTCAGACGGTTAATCAAAATGAAACATAAGTCGTAAAGATTGTTCGGATCTAAAACGTGATGTTCATCATAAGGCGGCATGGAATCAGTGGGAAACTGTTTTAATGTCTCTCTACAATAAACAAAAAAGCTAGTTAAACTTTCCAAACACTCATAAAGACTGTCCTCATCAACATTAAAAGGAATTGTGACTTTTCTAGTCATACCTTCTATACAAAGTTTATGAGCTAGCTCTAATATGTCTCTTCGCATTTTACTTACTCCTCACGTTTAATAATGTCAGTTCTTTGTCGTTCGACTTCGTTATGCTCCTCGGCAATTTCCTTTTGTGTGTCCATTTTCTTGAGTTCCATATCCATTCTTTGCTCAAACATCTCTTTTTCAGCTTCAATTTTCATTTTTTCCGTTTCATGTTGTAATTGAGCCTTATAAGAGTCTCCCTCGATTTTTTGCAAATCAACGCTCGCTTTAAGCTCGGATGCCTTATCTTTCTGAACCACTTCAGCCATCGCCACTTCGGTAATTTCAGGCGGTTTTTCAGCGTCCATCACCATGCCTTGGGCTTGCGCCGCTTCAGCGGCTTTCATCGCTACCGCGTTTTGAATTTGCGGATTTTGCAGCGCTTCCATAGGTGGCAATTGAATACCCATAGCCTTTTGCATTTGAATAAGGTAATCAAACGCCAAATGCTCTCGAATATGAGCCAATATATTAGGTAAAAAGTCTTGGTTTTTATTTTGCTCAGCAAAAACTTGATGGCAAATGATGTGAGAGGTGTGGTCTTGCCACATCTCCGCTCTAATGGCTTTGTTATTTAAAATGTTCATGTTTTCAGTAATAGGGTCTAGTGGCATTGGATTAGGCTCTAACGGCAAAATTTGCTCGATATTCTCAACGCCAATTGTCGTATAAAATCGACTAAACACCTCTCGCATATTATGCAACTGGGGAGCGTTTGAAGCGGTTCTTAATATTGCGTCCGCTTTCATAATACGCTGTAGGTTGGTCGAAAACGTAGGGTCGGCAGCGGGAATAATCCTAATGCTGTGATAGAGCTGCAATTCTTCTGGATTTGCGGGTGATGGAACTAACTGCTTATAAATCATTTGTAGTTCTTGAGCGAGAGAATCATAGCAAGAACGAATAACTGATGATTGAAATTTTTGTTGAGTTTCTAATAAAGCGACTGTAGTTCCAACAGGGGCATTGCTATTGATTTCAGCGAGTTTAGTGTCTGCGATTGAACCCGTTTGCTCGGTATCCGCTTTTAAAGCTTGCTTTAGTTCGGCGAGTACGGGGTCAGCGCCTTTGAATGGCAATGGCATAACCGCTTGGGTTATGGGAAGCGCGCCAGTTTCCACATCAATTGACTGGCCGGGCTGCAAATCAACGTTAGGATGTTCAACCTTCAATCCCTTGGCCTTGAAATAAGCGGGATAGTTCGCCATACTGCCAGCGGTTAACAACTGTCTTTGTAATAATGTTAGAGCCTGAGCGTTGTTACCTAGTAAGTGCAGCATGCCATAGCCATATAAGCCAAAGCCTGAAAAATAGTTAAACTGCACAAAGCAGTTATCTCTAGAGTAACTGCTGTCTTCTTCTAGCCAATTGCGATAAATAGCGACCACCTTTTGCGTTTGCTTGCAAAGAGTTACGACGTAAGGAACGGGAAAGTTAGGTTTGTTAGGTTCTAAATCCAGCAAAAACGGATAATCTAAGCTAACGTGAGACTCGTAGTGCTTAAATATAAACTTATCGTCAATATCGTCATCATCTGAAATACCATCTATTCTTCTGGTTTTGGCGTTTATTTCCGAGCTATCTTGGTCATCGCTTTCTTGCTCGGAAGTTAATTTATTATCGCCACCAATGAAAAAACCGGAGTTCTCGTTTAAAACAACATCTTTTTTAGTCAAATAAAGTACATGAGTGATTCTTTCGGATTCTAACAAATCCAGGCAACTATTGTTGATGATAATGTCTTGCGGGCGTATGTAACGGCTAATAGGTTGGTTGGCTATAGGATTGTTATAAACTTTCTTAAACACGCAGCCGTTTAAAGCTAATGGCATTAGCATCGCTTGAGAGTTTTTGTAAAAAGATTTATCACCCAACTTTAAATAGTTGTTCAAACTATTTTTTTGCTGTTCTCCATAACGTTTTATCGTTTCGTTATCCATTCCATCAGGCGTTATCACCTCGAAATCAGCGACTCCTTTAGCTGGGTAAAGTTCGGATTGAGCGGTCGCTACAAATTTAAGCACGCAGTTTAAAAGCGTAGAATCATAAATCTGATAATTAACGGTCTTGGTTTGAGTGTCGAACTTTTGCTCTATGCCCAGGTAATCCATGGCGCTTTTGTAGCCTTGCTCCCATTTGTCCCTGGATTCCTTATCTTTTTTTATTCCTTCCAATAAATCGGTCGCTATAATGGCTCTTTGCCCTTCATCCAAGAGAGTCGCCAAGTTCACGTTAAAATCTAAGTCTTGATTATCCTCAGCGAGTGGTAGGAAATTATTATAATCTTCGTAATTTTCCGCCATTATCTCGCCACCAATTCATAGTTCTTCATAACATCAGACCGCAGACTCCTAGCCTTGACAGCTCCTTTTGTTAAAATTTCTATATTTATAGCATGTTTTATAGGGACTTTTGCCTTTGGGTCTCTCAACCAGCCAGATACAGAAGAAACACTAACACCAAGAAAAGAAGCAAGATTAACCACCCCACCATATTCTTTAGTTAATTTTTCAAAAATAGGATTCTTGGAAAGATTATTTACTTTAGGCATAAGGCTATTTTAAATATTATTTCTTAAAAACAAAAAAAATCTTTTTCATTTTTTATGAAATAAAATCATTCGTCTTTTTCGTAAGTGTCATCCAAAGCGTTTTGCAAATAGCCACCCTCGAACAGTCGAATCAAAACTTGCGTCATGGTGTCTACGTAATCGTCATACTCACCATTAGGGAACACTAGACACTCGCTTAAAAAGTCCTGGAATTCTGGCTTCACATCTTCATAGTCAGGACCTTTAGCTTGCAAGGTTAAATGTCCCGCCTCAATCAAATGACTGACCATCTTAAGTCTTTCGACTTTCTTGCCGTATTTGTTGGGATTGAACTTAAAAGCGTTTACGCCCGCTCTTCTTAAGTCTTGTATGGCGATAATTCCGCTGACCTTATTCTCAATCAAAACTACGTCAGGGATGCGTCTATGAGCGGAAACGGGAGCGCTAAATGGCGTATGTTCTCGTTCAATGTTGTCTATATCGATTTTAGCTAAATAGTCATTGTAAAGCCGTTTAATCACCCTTCTTAAGTGAGCGTATTCGACTTTTCCGCGCCAAGCGGATATTAACATTAGATTCCTGAACTTATTTTTGTCCTCATATAAACCCCAAGTAGTGCAAGCTGAATAGCAGGATGAATCTTGCTCGGATAAAGCCAAATCCCAGGATTGGATGACATGCTTGAATTTGGGAAAGTGCGGATGCTTCCATAAATTGAAATGCTTTCTTTTGATGAGACCGCCTTCCAATGGAGCGGGTCGTTGTTGATACTGACCCGCATAACGATAAGACCCTAGCAATCTCTTTCGCTGCTCCACTTCTTTTTCAGGAAAGAAATCGGGCCACAACAGTTCACCTTCTTTTTTGCGTGGGTCTCGCCAAGGCTTGCCGTTCGCAGATGGCAGCGGAATCGTGACGCATCGCCTTTTTTCTTCAAATTCCATAGGCAAATACAAGTGAACCCAATCACTCTCATTCGCTAAAATATGCCCCGTTAAATCTTTTTCACGAGTTCGTTGTTGAATTAAAAGCCAAGTGGAAGTATTTGGATTATTAACGCGGGTGGATAACCCACCACTATATTTCTCGTTGACCTTGATGGATACGCTTTCAAATTCCTCAGCGTCATTACTATCGTCAATTATCACTCTCGTGGCACCTTTTCCAGTGATTTTGGCTAATATGCCGCAGGACTCTCTGAACCCTGTTTTATTATTGACGTACATATGCTTGTTATTCTGGTCTTGCTTAATCGTAAATAAATCGCCCCAACGAGACTTAAACCAAGGACTGGTAATAATATCTCTTGATAATACTCCATGCCTAGTCGCTAAATCATCGCTGTGGGAAAGACAAAAGTATTGCAGTGAGGGGTCATGCAACCACGTCCATACGGGCCACATAATGGTTGATATCGTGCTCTTGGACGACCTCGGTGGAACGTTAATTATCAATTTTCTGATTTCCAAGCGATGCAAAGCTTCCAAATGCTCGCAGATAGCGCCAATATGCCAAGAATCGATAAACGGCTTATTGCCTTCAATAACATGCCAGCAAGCTTTAACAAAGGCGTGGAATGACTGCGTTAATTCTCTTTCTTTTTTGTTCTCTTCAATAAACGCCTCTAATTCTTCTATATTATAAAATCGCTTATTTTTCAGCACTCATCTGCCCCGATTTTAGCGCCTCGATTTCCTCTTTTAAAACTTGATTTTCTTTCATAACCTCATACAGCTGCGCGGACATATTGTTGGCAATTTCCCTATAATTGGTGTCCCCATCCTCTTTATCATGCTGTTTCACATACCCATTGCCAATTTCTAGTCCTTTCATTAAAAGAGACGCTCTGCCATTGGTTATTTTCTCACCTTTCTCGTCCTCGCCTTTGGTTATGAATAAATCCATCAATTTAAACCATTTCAAGGTTCTTTTTTTGCATAATTTCTTCAATTCAATGTCATATTCTATTTTTTTGGAGTTACGACTAGGCTCACCAGGTTGCTGACCGCCTTTGCCAGATGGATTTCTGCCAGGCTCATTAGACCTTTGGCCGCCGTTACCATTTGGGTTTGGGGCAGTCCCTGCCTTAAATGAGGTTTTGTTGGCTTTTTTAGATTTATTTAATTCTTTGTCTCTCATAGGGGTATATAAAGTCAGTCAGAAGGCATCAATTAAGTTCTACGCCGCAATCTGAAATGGAATGTCTGATATCAAGACAATCTTTTACCAAGAAATTGCAGGTTTGATATAAAGCCCTAATATCCTTCTCCAATCCTTTAAACCCTTCAGAGCGAGAAATATCAGGGTTTTGCTCTATCCATTCATTAAGCATCTTATAAAGGCGTTCCGCTAAAAAGATAATGGTCTCAGAATCGTTAAAAAATTGCTCAACCTCGGAATCCAGCTCTTTTAGAAAAGTAATCGCTTTTTGCTTATTTTGGTTCATAATACACTCCTATTTCAAAGGCGGTTTTGGCCACTTACCACCCATAGCGTCTATCGCCGAATGAACGAAATCAGACAAATCATCCCAATCAAGAATGGCGACGACGGTTGAATTTCTTATCTTTTTATATTCGTCTAGCTTCTCTTGAATACGCTTATCATAAAGCGATAAAGCTTTTTTAATAGCGTCATACTCATTATTAAAGACTTCTTCTATAGCGAAAACCCATGAAGGCTCAACTAGCCATTCTTCTGAAAAACATTCCTCATAGGTAAAGTTTTGGTTTTCCTGAATTCTGTATTGAGTAGTTTTATTCCTTCCCACACCTTCAACTTTAGCGATTTGGTATAATTTTCGAAAGGAAACGTCTAACATATTAATTTTCTCCCACATAATTTTTAAAAACCTTTACCGCATCCTCGAACGAATAGCAGACCTCACATTTATACCCAGCGCTTGAGAATTTATCGAACATCATCTTTTGTGCGTCAGTCAGTTTATTCCTACCCGCTTTGAATTCTATGAACAGACCATGCCAAGAGCCACGAGAAATAGAACAAAAAACGTCAGGCACTCCAGGTGTCAACCCCGTTTTCTTTAGATTAATAGCTTCTAGTATATGACGGGAACCGCCGTTAGCGATTGCGAAGCAATTGAGTCGAAGCTCGGGATAATTCTTCAACAGCCAAGCGAAAAACCTGGCTTGGATATCTGATTCCGGGCTGTTGCGCTTTGTTTTGAAGTTATATCTCACAAAAATAAACCATAACTAAAAAACAAACTATTATAGCTGAAATAATAAAAAGCAGTTGATGAGACTTTACGGTGTTATCTTTCTGTTTCATTGCCTTTGTTCCTCTTAAAAAACCGACAAATTTTTTTCCTGTTCAAAGCTCGGAGCTCTTTCGCCAAACATCCACATGATTGCGTGTTTCCGCTTCTGAGGCTTATCAGGTTAACTTTTCTTGGCGTACCACAATCGCAATTACACATCGCTATAATTTGACTGTTAGCAACACACTCAAAAGCAGTAACGGTGAGCCTGCCAAATTTCGTTCCTACTAGATTTTCCAAGCAGGCTTTACGAGACTGACTCATAAACATTCCCCACCACTTCCAAAAGATTATTAGGATACGAATACAAGCATCCATAATAATGCCGATGTTCTCCTTTGCACAGCTTCCACTGTCCCGTAGCCTCACACCAATAGACTTCTAGCGACTCGGAAACGTTTTCATGTTTGATAAGGTCGCCTTCGTATATCTCTTTATTGTTTTTGTCACATAGGCCTGTGAATTGCATTAACGCACATCTATCCTGCGGAAAATAATATTTCGTTATACCACTAATATGAATCAAAAGCCCTTCGGAATCTACCGCATAATCATAAACCCAAAATCCACCGATTTTGTCCCATAACCTAAACTTAACTCTCATATTCATTCCTGCTTTCAGTAGTAATTTGGTCTTTAATTTCGACGTCTTCGTATTTAACCATAGCTTGAACTACAGCATTGTCATAACTAAAAGGCCCACCATGCAGTTCAAATCCATGCCTAACGAAATATTTTACTTCTCTATCCAAATCAACAATATGCTCAACTATTACTGTTCTATATTCTACCAACTTTCCACTCATTCGCACTCTCCGCACTTCGTTTTTTAAAAATATTTCGAAACCAAAATCCCTAACAAACAATAAACAAAATCACTTTCAAAATCAATAAACCACTTTTTACAAATAACTCTTCTTATACACGCAATAAAAAAAATGGAAAACACTAAAGGAATCGCAAGCGAAACTATTTTATGTAACATTTATCTACCCACTCACCTTATCTTTAATGCTCTACGCAATCTTCCAAACCAGCCAATGTAAGAATCTTCAAACAAAGAGTATCAATTCTATCAAGAAGTTCCTTGTTATTCTCGTTCCGACAAAAAATATCGTTAAATTCTCTAGCGTCATAAAAAGATTTACACATAAAAAGTAATGCTTCTGATTCGTTTTCATTCAGATTTAACAAGAAATGCATTTCTAAGTTCCTCAATATCTTCAACAGAACAATCCCAGGAAACCTCTCTTAGAAGGTTCTCCCAAGCCTCTTTTTCCTCAGCCGTTAATCCTATATCAAAGATTTTAGACAAACCAAGCGCTTTTCCCAGACTTCCGATACTTACAGAAATTTTTCCGTTTGCCACAAGCTCAGCATCTGAAAGAGACGCAATAACCTTTATAAAAGCTCTTCCTAATGGCGCTGTGTTTTTAATTACTTTGTCATTCATATTAAACCCTCTCGCAATCATTCTTACGCCTTAGATAATATTTATTATCTTCAAAATGTTCCGCATTCACAATACGTCTTTCTAACAGGCCACCACAAACTTCTACTACCTGCATACAAAAGTTTTTTAATCTCAAAATTTCAATATTAGAAAACGGAACAAAGTCTCTTTCGCTTTCCGCTCTTATCAAAAATTCCGCTAGCCAATCCATGGGTTTTTCAGTCTGGTTTCTATTTAAACCAACAACATTGCTTTCGTTATTCATCGCCCACTTCCTCTTCTCATAAGAATCTCGACATTTTCCGCTATACTCTCTAAAGCTATACGTTTTTTCTCCGCATCACTTTTAAACCCCAACCCAACAAACAATATGGCAATTGGAATTGATCCTATGACGCTTCCAATAGCGAAGCCAGCCCCGAAAATAACGGAATCAAAAAAACTTATGTTCATTTAAATCCCCTCGCCACCATTCTCGCCTCTCTATTCATCTCACACTCGCACTTCTTGCTTCTTCTAATTCTACCACACCACTCGCAGTTGTTGCCGAATTTTACGGCATAACGAACGCATCGCTCTTCTTCGTTAATCGTATTTAAAAAACTTTCAAATGAACGCTCATTCAGTCTCATATCGCAAATTATATAAAACGTCGATCTGGATACCAAGAAAATTTTTTGATCCGCTGATCCGCTAATTCCGCTAAAAATCGCCCTATAGCTTATATGTATATTTCGAGTGGCGCCGTGGCAGAGTGGCGGATTTACGCCACCTCGCCACTCCGCCACCATATATAAATATATATAATTAAAAAAATTAGAAGATCAGCGGATCAAATAGAAGAAAAACCTGTTTTTTTCTTATGTTTTTAAAAATTTTTCAGCGGATCATTAGCGGATCATTAGCGGATCAGCGGATCACATCAAAAATACAAAAAACCTGGTATTTTCAAGGATTAGTGAAATTTTAATGTTTTTCTCGTTGGGTTTTAAACGATACGCCACCGCATGTTTCAGTGGCGAGTGGCGGAGCATTGGCGAGCCCATTTTTTTGCGCCACCCGCCACCCTAAAGCAGACTAACTATGCTGTTGGTGGCGGGTTAATTTAGCAGTCTATTGATGTATTTTCTATTGAATTGATACGCCAAATGACAGGTAACTTCGTATCTTGTTTGTGGTATTTTTTTCGTTTTAAGTAAAGCTAATTGTTTGTCGGTAGGCGGATAATTTAGCCATTCCTTATTTTTTTTCATAATATCAGCTTTGTTCGAACTACTTCTCAATTTCTTGTAAGCGATTTCATAGCATTGAGCTTTAGATTTTGAAGAGCTATACATTTCGGTATATCCACTATCTAAATTGCCGACAACGTACCAATAATCATTTTTTTTAAATATTCCAATATAAGATTTAAAGTCAACCACGGCGATAAAATGTTTATCATTTTCATTCACATCTACGAATTTATAGCTACATTTTTCCTCTATATTCTTAATAAGTTCTATTTCTTTTAATTTGAACTCCTCTATTAATTTTTTCTTAGCTTCTTCTCCTTCAAATTCAAATCCACATATAAAGCAAACCTTCTGGGCGGATGGAATTTTAGACTTACAACCAGGACAAATTTTATAAGCTGTCTCTTCAATTTCAATTAAATCTTTTGCTTTAACGCTTTTAAAAAAGTTTTGCTCTAATGAGCCATGGCGCATAGTTGAAACGCCAAAATCTATTAATACGCAATCTTGCTTGCCTGGATATGATCTAAGCCCACGTCCGACCATCTGGATGTAAGTGGATTTATTGCTGGAACTTTTAAACAGCACGATACAAGATGCGATTGGGCAATCCCATCCTTCTGTAAGAATAGAGGTATTAAAAAGTACTTGAATATCACCATGTTGAAAGTCGTTTAATATCCGTTCACGTTCTCTTTTTGGCGTGTCATGGGTAACTACGGCGGTTTTTATTCCATACTCGTTAAAAACATGTGAAATAAGCATAGAATCTTTATTGGTAGGCGTGAATACTACGGTTTTTCTATCAACCGCCAGTTCTTGCCAATATTTAAAAGCGGTATGAAGTTCAACGGAGAAATTTTGTATAATTTCGCTTGAAAGCGTGTCAAACTCAAGATTTGATAAATTATATTTTCCATTCGTTCTTTTTTCTATTTCCTCACTCAACCCAATATCTAAGACATAGGCTTTTGGCTTAACCAAAACACCACTGGCTATCAAATCTTCCATATCAACCGCATAGCTAACGTTGTTAAAGACATCAGCTAGCCTTTTTCCATCGCCTCTTAATGGGGTTGCGGTTACCCCGAATACTTTAGCCTCTGGGTTTATTACTCTAATTTTTCTTATTATTTGCAAATAACTTTCAGCGACAACATGGTGTGCTTCGTCAATCACGATTAAATCATAATGTTGAATTAAATCAGGGTTTCTATGCAGGGTCTGAATCATGGCGAACACGACCGTACCACTATTATCTTTTGATTCTTGATTAATAAGGCTAATATGGATGGAAGGATCTACTCTATTAAACTTTTGCATATTTTGCCAGATAATTTCTTTTCGGTGCTGCAATACGAGAACCTTAACCGCCCGTTGGCTGTGATTCACGAATTCCGATATTAAAGCCGATAAGCAGATGGTCTTGCCACTACCCGTGGCAGCGACCAATAACGTGTTATTAAGTCTTTTTAAACAGTCTAGACTACGATTAACCGCCGTGGCTTGGTATTCCCTTAAAATCATTCTGAAACCTCAAAGCATATTTGATTTTGACATCTGCCGTTAACCCATTTTTTCCCAGATGAAATAAAATTAATATGGGTTTTACTGAAATCTATCCTATTAACTTCTCGCATAAAATGATGTGGAAGCATATTTTTCAAGTAACCAACGTCAGTCCAATTCTTTACGCTTTCCCACACTTCCGTAACGCTACCTCTAAGCGTAGTTTTGTTACTTTTCGTAAAGTAATTTTCTATAGCCATGAATATTGGGTTTGACATAATATTATCTATAAATTCTTTTTCTTGGTCTTCGTGAAAATCTTTAATCGTAAAATCCATCTCAGCGTATCTTGAACAATAATACATCCATAACGCCAATTTTTCGGTTCTATTTTTTAACGCCATTTCTTTATTTATTTCATCAATATTTACTAAAAACCAGGAAATCATACTAAATATGAAGTGTTGTGCTTTACCTTGAAGTTCTTTTAATATTCCGCTTTTACAAATAATTCTAGTGTCGCTACTCATGCGCTCAAGATTGATAATCATCATTCGACTTAACAAGTCTTCTCGCTCAATGATGTTATTAATACCATTTAAAACAATAGGGGTTTGGGCTTTAATATTAACGACGGTATTATCCGAGAATAATTGCCTCGCTGGATCTGACGTTTCACTAACCAATAAGCAAAAATAATCTTGATACTCTTTTGATATAAAACTAATATTGCTATACCCATTAACGAACGTTTGGCTGGAGACTACCATTAAATCTCGTTTTGTGCTTGGCATCATTCTGTTAAATAACTCCAATGGCGATAACGTTTCTTGTATTCTGGTTTGGACATAATCCTTTCCGCTGCCAAACGGACCAAAAATCCCCAATATATATTTTTCCTTGGAAAATATGGAAGACATGCAAAAAGCTAATATTTTAATCAAATCCATCCCTTTGACCGTATAAAACATTTCCAGCTCTGGCAACGTGGCTTTTTCCTTTGATAAAGTGAAAACAATCTCATTATCTTTTTTGTTAACGAAGTTTTTAAAGGCGGTGTAGTCTTTTTCAGCGCTAACTCTAAACCCATCCTTATCTATTTCGTATATGGGATAATCTTTTAAATCAGTTTTGAAAAACACCTTTTCGTCTTTTAAATAAACTGGCTTGCTAGCTTCAATCCAAATCACGCCGTTTTCCTCAGACTTTAAATAATGTTCCACCAATCTAGAAATTTCCTTATTAGTACTGGTCGACTCCCCGAAAACAGCGCTGTACTCTCCCGCTATTCTTACGAAAAACTCGCTTGAACCACATTCATAAAACCTTTTCTCATTTTTAAATTTCAAATAAGACTTCTTGGTTGATAATTCATTAAAGCAAGTATCAATCTTAGAAATAATAAGTTTGGAGATATAGATGGGTTTTTCCTTTTCGCTCAGATGTCCTAATGGCATATCCGAAACTTCAGCCACGTTAAGCGACGACATGGCTTTTAATATTTGTTCTCTAACGGTCTCCAAACCTTCTAACAAATGTAAATCATTCCAATCACTGGGTTCTTTTTCTAAATTCTTAAAAACTGGAAATACTAATTTGCACCCCAGCTTATTTCTAGCCTCAGTAGCTTTTTCTCTCCCCTTATTTTCTTTTCCAAACCTGTCATCATCACCACAAATGATAAACTGTAGTCCTTTTTCAAGCATAAATTTCGAAGAACATATTTTTAGCAGATTGTCAGCCGAAAAAGTGACGATGACGGGGATATCTAAAGCTAGGTGCACGGATAAACCCGTGGTAAATCCTTCAGCTATAGCTACTTGTCCTGACAACTCATTAAAGTTACCACCTATAACGTAAAAACAACCACCGCTCTTCCCATCCTTCAAAAACATCTTGTTCGGTTTTTCGTCCGTTCGTCTTAATAATCGCTGCAAAGTCCATAATTTATTCGCCTCATCAAAAACCGGTATTAATACACTTTTATCATCCGACTTAATTTTTAGACGCATTAATTCCTTTTCTATTCTCTTATCTGAATCGTTTAAACTAAATCCTTTATTTAATAAGGCTGGATGGTTCTCGTATGGGTTGGCGTTATTCCATATTTTTTGCGCTTCTATAGCCGATTCTTCATATTGTTGTTTCCTTTTGATTTTTTCTTCTTTTCTGGCTTCTTCAAATTTTTCCTGTATTTCTTTTCTTTTTTGTGAATTCACCGTATTCCATTTTCTAGAAACCCATCCTTTACCATCCGTTTTACCCCAATGCTGGTACCAACCATACGCCAAATTTCCTTCATCCACGAACCAATAAGCAATATTGCGGGTAGAAGATTTATCGCCTTTGGCTTGGATACGCTTTATTTCCCTAGTAGCTTCCAAGGCGCAAGACGGATATATTCCGTCATTGCGCATAGCTTGTTCGAACTCATGCAAAAACCCCATAATTACTTCTCCTTAAAAAGGGATGTCTCCGTGTTCTTTTTTAATTTGCTCTAAAACTTCCTTCGGCTCATGTTTTTTGGGCAAAAACTTCCTAATATCCATCCTATCGCCGTACTGCTCGTCTTTCTTGATAAATAACTCGCAATATCCTTCTTGCCCGATAAGCCCCTCTAAAGCTCGCTGGCCCTTGGTTTCATCCTTATAAACCTTGTATTGCTTATATACCTCTGGCATTCCCACCGCTTCGCACAAAGCTCTAAGCTTATACAACCCTTGAAGTACGATATTGACCCAGATATCGGCGAAATCGCCATTAGCGTCCCTAACGTGCAATACCGCCTTAATCATTCTGTTGCCAGCTTTTGAGACATAATAATTTCCTTCAGCGTCCCTATCGGAAATTGAATCAATTTCAAATTCGCCCTTGCCTTCAACTAACAATTGATGTTCCACTTTTACTCTCCTCTTAAATTAAAAGACTTAAAACAAACCAAAAAATACCCAAATAAACGAACGCCTTAAAAAACTCAAACCGCAATGAGGTCTTTTGTTTCTTTAAGCTAGCTTCTACTTTCTTAATCCAACGCATAATCGCTCCTTTTGCCATTTAGTCCCCGCCGTTATAAAATGATTTCTAATACCGATTAGCCTTAAACTTGTGAGAGCAAAATAATTCTCGACCGACTTTTTATCTTCTAAAATCACAGCTGCGCTTCTCGGCTGATAACTATCATTGAGAAATACTTCGAAGTAATTCAACAGGTTCTGCCTACAATTTATGGAACTTTTGAGCCTATCTTCCTCAAATAGGGTCATCTAATTTTCTCTCCCAGTTAAGTCTTATCAGTTCACGATAATGGCTAAAAACAATATCTAATTGGTCTTCGTGTGCTCTAAGCTTCCACTTTAAAATCCCACCGTCTTTTAATTTTTCTTCTACAACATCCTGAACCATTTCAACCATTTCTTCCTGAATATTACCCACCGCAAAAACGATGCTTGAGAGTGTTCTGCTAATATTTCTAAGCTCTTCTTTTAACTCACGCTGGCTCAACATTTCTAATTTCCTTACTATAAATTTTCGAGAACTCTTGAAAGCTAAATTCAAACTCCTGGTCTGGCTCTAAATCTAAAAGCCTGGACTTCTTAACGATGGCGATACGTTTCCCTTTCCTTACGGTGGCTTCAAGGACTAAATCAAACATGAAGGCGAATTTTTTATAACCATCGAAAGTCGTCCCTATGACGTTCATCGCTTCTCCATACTCCTTCTTGGCGTGTGCGGTAATAACCACGTTCATCGGCAAATCAAGTAGCAGCCAAACCATCTTCTTAAACCTGGAATTAGCAACCTTATATTCTTCTGACATTGCGAATTTTCTTCCTTCTTTCTTAATTCGTTCCCGTTCTTCTTCTACTAGGTCGTCATATATGGGAGTGATGGAGTCGATGACTACTGTTTCATATGGATGCTCTACGTTAGACAAAGCCACCAATTCTTGCGCCAAATCGTTAAACTTCCTCGTTGAGAATAAGGCGCCTTTATTGTTATTAATGTTCTCCACGTACTTAGACATCTTGGCCCCTTCTTCAGTATCGATGTAATAGGCTTCTTTGAACTGAGAACAAAAATAACTCTTTCCTACGCCAGGTTCGGAATATACGAAAAGCTTTAAACCTCTTCTCGTCTCCTTCGGTGGTACACCTCTTAATTGCATTAACGCTTCCTTTTGGGTTTCTTAGTATTTTCAACTGGGGCTTTTTTGCTAACGCTATCTTTAAGCGAAAAATTAAAAATATATGCTTTGCTGTCTAACAGTTGAGATTTGGTGCGCATTAACTCTAAAATCTCTTTAGAAACGCATATAACATACTGCATCTCATCTTCAGCGTTACTCGATAGTTCATTCCAACTTAAAATTTTATTTTTCAAAATCAGAAGACGTCTGGCGATTTCATTGTTTAACCCTGAAATCAAAATGGTCTTACTTATCGTTGCGTTACTCATGCGTTTACTCTCCTAAAAAATTTAATAAATAAGCGTCCCCACCTTCCGTATAACAAAGCTGTCCCTCGTAAACGTTAAAGGTCTCTTGGGTAGATAAATCCTTAACTCGAGTTAATGCGCGATTCTTGGTGGCGCTGGCGTTTTCGAAAGATAAGAAGTCAACGACTCGAACGACCCGCATTTTCGGTAGCGTGTGATAGTCAGGCGTCGCTTGAGGCTTATGCGGTTTGTTGGTGACGGGCTTGTACCCGAAGGCGTACCAAATAGGTGGTATGCGTGATAAAGAAGTAGCCATTTCAATAGTCTCCCAGTTAACTTAAATGTTATTTAAATGACACAAAGTTAATGGAAAGCTGTATCGAAAAGGATCTCGATGAAATATATTTTTTTGAAAAAAAGGCAAAACCTATTTTTATACGATGGCAGGCTTGCTAATATAAGCATGTTCGTGAGAACTCCTTACTGTAGTTGGTAACGGGTGGGGCTTACTAACCGCCGGCAAGCAAATTAGTAAGCTCCTATTTTCAGCTCTTGATTTAGCCAAGAGCAAAAAAACCAAAAAATCTTTAAGTCATCATATACTCAAAACCTCTAAAAAAATCGCAAAACTGTCGCATCTGCGTCTGGCATCTGGCATCTGGCATCTGGCATCTGGCAAAATCAAATTCTAGCTTTTTTGCAATCGGGAAAATAGTAGTTTTCTCCGATTTGCGAAAATAAATCGGGTTCACCGGTGGCCAAGGTTTTTATACAGTACTTTTATCACAAGGAGATACGGATGAAGATTTTAGTGTTAGAAGACCATCCATTAATTCAAAATTTATATAAGGCATTTTTGCAAGAAGATGACCTTTTCATATTTGCTTATGGCAAAGAAGCGGTGAGCGCATGCGAACAGCAAGAATTTGACGCTCTCATATTAGATATCGGACTGCCAGACGGAAGCGGTCTAGACTTTGGCGCCGACATCTTGGACTGTCACGAAAACTTGCCAATATTGATTAGTTCCGCAAGCTCGGTCTTCGATCTATTCAAATTTCATAGGTTGAAAAACCACAAAAACTTGATGTCCATAAACCATCACATCAAAGGAGACTCGTTGAGTGAAGCTTTAACCATCTTCAAATCCCAAATCCTCGAACATCTAGGGCATGAAGATTTGAAAAAAAACATCTGATCTCAAAGACACTAACCAGCAGGCACATAATAATTCTGTCTATGCTACAACAAAAATTAGGCTATCATAAAATTATGGTGTCTTACTCAAGGACAGGAATAAGAAGGATTAAAAAAGACCTCAAATCCCTAGGCTTCTGCAACAAATGTTGGAACCACACAGAATTGAAGGAATATGGCGAATGCTTATGTGAGAAATGATGGTGTTTGGTAATACATCCACAGAAGCTGTGAGTAGTTGAACGACTTTAGCTATCCTTGAAACTTGCTTAACCTGGCTCTAGCATTCTCTAAAGTATTAACGATGTTAGAAGACATCTGACTAGCTATCCGTTGGCCGAATCCACTATCCAGCGTTTTATAAATCTGACTGCGTATGCGAATACGTTCCGCACTTTCTTTTTTGACTAAGCCAACTTGATTTGTAAACATGCGATTCCTAAAAAACAACCCCGCAAGAAGTTGACTGTTGGAGATAGTCGATAGGATGCGGGGTAAAATATAAGCACAATCTAAGGAAAGAAAAAGATACCTAAAAAATACGCACTGCGCAACCCTGGCTCCCAGTTTTATTCAATGCGCAATGATTAAATTTAGTCATCCTATCACCCCAAATATTCTTCCAATGCTTCTATCACTATATCTCTTATATACACTCGTTTCTCCTTTGTAGTTTGTGACGCAATCGAAACTAGTAATTTTTTATGAAGCTCCGGTGGAATTTCTACAGTTAACTTAATCAATTCTTTTTTATTTATGCCCACCCACTCTTCAGCGTTCTTGGGAGCTTTATTGATAGTGTGTTTTATTTGTCCTTTTTTCACGTTTCTAACTCCCTCATGATTTCTTCATATACGCTAGATATTTCGGCTTTTGCTTTTTCATTACCCAACCCCATTTCTTGTATCGATAATCCAGCGGATAAGGCCTCAGCAAATACGACCCTCATAGAAATATCGGAGTTTAAGAGGCGAACGTCATCGCCAAAGCTTAAAATAACCTCTCTAATACTTTTCCCTATAGCCGTATTTACAGGTTTGCGGTTAACTGTAAATACAGTTTTAAGGGAAGGAGTAAATAAGGCGCCTTCTCTAATAAGTTCCAAGGTGTTATATGTGGCCTTAGAATCTAGACCAGAAGGGGAGCATGGAATAACCACCAAGTCGCAAGCCAAGAGTATCGACCGTGTAATATCCGTAATCCTTGGCGGGGCGTCTATAATGACTAGCTCCCAACCCTTTGAAATATTTTTTATATCTCGATGTAAAGTCTTACTAGCCATTGAAGTAACCGCCAAAGTTTCGGACGGAAGTTCCGTTTCCCTCTCCTGAAGCCACCCCATGACGGATTGCTGAGGGTCGGCATCCACCAGCAAAGTTTTAATGCCCCTGAGAGCGCCTTCAAATGCCAGCGATATTGAAAGAGTGGTCTTTCCCGCCCCACCCTTTTGATTAACTAGGCCTATTGTTATTGCCATATTTACAGCTTCCCGTATTTACAAGTTTACAGGTTACCATAATCCACCTGTTCCACAATCCCGCCACTTATCGCCCGCACCAGCACCCTACGCCTAGGTGCAGTAGACTCCTGGGCCAACCTCTTGGCTTCTACTATGCACTCATCCTTACTTTGACTGGTGAAAGTCGCCTCTCTACAATCGTCAATTTTCACAGACCATGAACGATGTGCACAGTAGTACAGCACATGGAAGAATTTAATTTCGGATGTCTTCATTATTTTGGTATCTTAAGACTGAGCTTGGGTTTATCGGCGTTTGGGTTCACTGGCGTGGCATTTTGTTCAAATGCGACCTTTAGCTGGTCGTTTAGTTGTTGGGATACTTTTAAGTTTTCCTCATTAGCCAAATTTCGCTCTCTACGAAGCGTATTAGCTATTTCCCTTTGTTCTCGGAAAATAGTTAGTTCTTCTGGTGTAAGTTTCCATTGTGGAAATAACGGCTTAGTTTTAGCGAATAGCCTTTCATCATCTGTAACAACGCCAACCGCATTACCTTCTAAATCAATTCTCATAGAGCCTTCTCGTATAAGATTGACTCTATACGATAAGCAACCAGTGTAAATTAGAATACTGGCTTTTAGCCCTTCTTCCGTTGGAATTGGGTCAATGTCTAGTGTTTCTCTAATATCTAGCAAGTCTTCCATGATTCCAACTTTGAGTGGTTTCTCAGAACCAATTGGGAAAAAGCAGTTAGGATACAATCTTTCCAGCTCTTTTTTAATTTGACACGCAGTTTCGTAAAGTTCTAGCGTAAGTTGTACTCTCATCTTTTTAGCCCCTTCTGCTTATCTTCGACAGTTTTTTGGATTATTTCCTTGAGCCTGGCAATGTTCTCGCTAGACGCATTTTGTCCAAGCGAGTTTACGCCACACTCAAGTACATCCGCTTTAAGTCTAGCAATATCCGTCTCGCTCGGCCCATGAGTGAGCCTCATAGCCTCGCCTAGCATGCGCCCTACGCCGGAATCCAGGCACTGTCGCCGTTCCCGTTCCTTAGCCTCGTTAGCCAGGCGCTCTCGTTCAGTCGTTTCGGCAGCTAGTACTCGCTTAGGCGTAGTCCAGGTGCCGTTGCGAAGACCTTTGGCTGCTGCGTTTAGGGCGTGTTTGAAGCTCTTGTAGCGCAATACGTTTCGATATACGCAGTGTACTATCACGTGCTGAACTAAAACCATGATGTCTTGATAGCTGGCCTGCACGTTGGGATGAATCTCGCCATCTCGCTTCATCGCCTTGACCTTCTTGACCACCTCGGTTCGTTCAGCCTTGGTAATGAACCTAGCCACCTCGGCTGGATTTTTAATTCCCTCGAATTCGAGGGGTTTAAAATTCCCAGGCTCGCCCTCACCCACAAATGTTTCACATGGAACGTCAGAAAAAATATAAGAGGGGTCGGTAGTCTCATTCACTTCATTTCGCACTGGGCGTGCACTGGGCGTGCACTGGGCAAAGCTTACAGGCACTTGTTCCAAGTTATCTGCTGAGCTTGTTTCTCTAATATTAGTTTTAATATTAGGTTGATCTATATTTCTATTATTATGTCCGCCGTCTGTGTCGGTGTACCCCGCCGTCCGTGTCGGTAATATGTCAAAAGAATTGCGGATTGGTTTTTTAGCACTTAGCAAGTTTTCAAGAACCGATTTAGGACAAATGACCTCGATATAGTTCGTTCTGTATCGCCTGTTGTAGGCGTGGACGATTCTTATATACCCAGCCTTTCTCAAAAGCGATAAATGCCTCTCTACAGTCCTTGCGCTTTTAAATATTGCTTTTCCTATCATGCCAGCTGACTGCACTACTATCCCTCTCTTTTTATAATTCTTCATGGATTGTTCTAGCAGATAAAAGTAGGTGGCGACTACGTAACCTGGCAGGGTCTTTAAAACTTCTTCTACGTACCCATGGGGATTTTTGTAGAAAGCCAGATTGTCTAATTGTTTAAAGTCTTCTAGCTGGCAAGCTAGGGCTGTGGAATTAGTAGACATGTGTTCTCCTAAACACTTTATGTTGTGGTGCGCAAACTTTTTTTAAAGTTGACACCGCCTGTCTACTAACCTAAAATACAATTTCTGAGGTTGTTATTTTTTGGTTAGTAGTTTAGTACTTGAATTTTCTAAGTAGCAGTTAATTAATAATTCTTCATAGATTTACCCTTCTATATTTCCCAAAACAATGTTGTCGTAGTTGAAACTTTATAATATTATTAAAAATAGATCAAATTTTTAATGTGATATTTTAAAGAGGTAATTTGGAGTGTACAGCTTGAAAAAAGACAGTGGTATAACACACAAAAAAGAAAAAGCTATTGCTAAGGCTTTTGCTTTAACCTCTGAAGACTTAAATCATGTTCAGCTTATTAAAGAAAAATGTTTAGATAAAAGAGTTGTTTTAAACGATAGTGCGGTTGTTCGTGTTGCGTTAGATATAGCTGCGAACATTAATGAAAAAATTTTAATAGAGTATTCAAAGAAGGCAAAAAAAATTATCGTTGGGAGACCAAAAAGTATTGACTAATATTTATAATTAAAATAATATTATAAATATACCGTGGTACAAGAGGTGTAACGACCTCAGGTACCACTAACCACAACCAAACTCACAAGGGGAGTTCAGAAAATGGCTATCGATAGCATATCAGATCACCTTCAAGTGATCGACCAACCCAAAACCAACCGACTAACCAAGAATGCGTTTATCAAGGCTTACCTTTCCAGGTTAGCCCGAGAAAACCATAGACCACACTACAGCGACCGCTTTGCCTTTAACTTGCCCATTTCTCTTCTAAGCCAAGTTTGCTTTGGCAAGCATGATTACACCCTGGACTTAATCAGCAAAGGAGCATGCCAATGAGTAATCAATTAAGAGGACGCCCAGTGAGCGAATGCGACCAAAGATTGAAATTATTTTTGTTTAGTAAGAGTGGGTGTGGTAAATCGTTTTTCGCTACGCAGTTTCCTAAAGCTTATTACATTGACTGCGAAGGCCGTATTAAACGTCAACTGTACGTAGACCATTTGAATAAAAATGGGTCTGTAGTCTGGCAAACGGATAGTTTTGATGAGTTGTTGAAAGAAATTAAGGTATTAGCGTCATGCAAGCATGATTATCAAACTTTAGTCATTGATTCGATAACTCCCATTTACACTAAAACAATAGCGGAATGCCGAGCTAAACTTTTAGGTAACAAACCTGACAATGGCCAAAAAATAGCGTTTGGTTTGGACTATCAAAAAGCGAAAGCTAAATTTAAGGGTTTAGTGGATTTACTGAGACAGTTAGATATGAATGTCGTTATCACCGCGCATTCTAAAGATGTGTGGGATGACGATAGCGTTTCTGGTACGACTTTCGACGCTTATGACAAGTTTGATTATTTTTCAGAAGTGGTGATGGAAGCCAAGATAGAGAAAGACGAGAAAGATAATACTTACAAGTACAAGGCCGTCATAACAAAATCTACTATTGGTTCATTAGCGCCCAACATGAAGATAGATTTTTCTTACGTGGTGTTTAAAAAGTTGTATGAGAAAGAATTGGCACATTTCACACCTAAGCCTGTGCTTTTAACTGAAGAACAAGTCCCGTTACAAAAAGCTGCTCAGGTTCATCCAATTCCGCAAGGGCCAAAGGTAAAGGAAGAGACCAGAAATCATCTTAAGTTTTTGGTTGCTCAATGCCAGATATCACAAGACGTAGTTAACAAATGGTTCGCTAAAGCTGGTGTTGCTAAGTTCGATGATTTCACCGAAGAACAAGCTATGAGAATTATCGACAAGCTGGAAGCGGATAACTTTGAAGCTAAACAAGCTTGGGTGGATTTCATGAAGGTGAGAGAGTTTTACATTCAAGAACAAACGGAAGGAGTGGCAATCAATGCATAATCAAGAAATGCTTTCAGAGATTAAATTCATTCGCAACGTGTTTGACACAATTAGCTTGGAATGTGGCATGGCCTCAAGGCTTGGTAGTGATGTGTTCGTTGAAATTGCACAAGATGGCGATAGAGTTCAAGGCATGGGCTTTGCGATGAACATGCTGAACAAGATAGATGCTTTGAGGAGTCATTTGTATTCGATTCAGCTTAAGGCTGAACGAGTTGCTAAAGGTGAATGCGATAAGGAGATGAGAGATGTTGCTTGATAAATTGAATGAATTTGCTAAAAAAGAGAACTTAACGAATAAGTATTTGGTAGAGCTTTTTTATGATGATGAGGACTTTGAGGGATATTGGCAAGAGACGGCTAGGTTTTCGAGCGCTACTGATGCGTTGAACTTCTTGGATTGCGATTTGTTAAATGGATTGAATCCAGATTTGATTGGCGGGTTGCGAATATTGGATATCGAGACTGATGAAGTGGTTTATGAGATTAATTATAGGGAGATAATAGCAAGAAGGAGAGTTGCGTGATGCTAACGACTAATTTAATACGCAAGGTATCAAAAATCCATGCGGATTTGGAGTGCGTGTATCAAGAATTGCGAACCGAGAAGAAGACATCTGGGCAGTTTCACATCGGTGAGGCCGCTGAGTTTTTGAGGCTGGCGATGTTGGTGATGCGAGATGCGGAAAGGAAGGTGGCGTGATGAACAAAAATGAAGAAATTCTAGAAAGAATAAAAGAACTAGAGGAAAAATCCGAAGAGATTGGCGAGAAGGTGTCTGAATATTATTCTGAAATCGGGATGTTAGAGGCTGAACAAGAAGGGATATGGGAAGAAATTGAAAAGCTTAAGGATTTGCTAGTGGAAGAAGAGGAAGAAGAAAATGCTAGCGATTAAAAAAGTGTTCAACGAGTTTTTAGCGTATGGCGTTATGGCTTTGATGGTGTTCACTGTCGTAACGATGTTTGTGGTTAGGTTTTGAGGATTTTTTATGGGTTTAAAAATTAAAGCAGGCGATATTTTTAGAATAGTTAAGGTGAAAGCTGGTAATTACGCAATTCAACGAAGTAATCCAAATCTAGGTGAAGATTGGAGCTTTCCAGGTCGTGTGGAAGAGAGCGTGACTTATGTGAGTTTGGATGCCGCCAAAGAAAGAGTTGATGAGTTAAAAAAACAAGAACGCTGGTTATCTGATATTAGCGAAGTGGTAGAAATTATTGACTTATGAGGTGTAAGTATGTTCGCGACTAAAAAGGCTTTTATGATGTTTAATTTAAAGCGAGAGAATAAGGTTGTCGCTTTCGTTAAGCGTAATCCTGATTTGGTTCTGACATTGGCGGGAATAGCGATTGGGTTTGTCGCACCTGATGTTTATGCCGATGGGCTGACAGGATTGCAAAATGAATTGAAGACTAAATTAATGACGATTGCTAAATTGTTGAAGGTGTTAGCGGGATGTGTAGCGAGTATCGGGGCGGTTTGGTTAATTATCACTATCGCTAGAGGAGAGCCTAATTATAGATTGGGCGTTTCTCTGATAGTTGGTGGCGCGATGCTGGCTGCGCTTGGCGGTTTCGTTAAGTTCTTTGGTGGGATGTCTTTTTAATGAGCGATAAATCAAAATCATTCGTGCTTGCTAACGTGTGTTCGCCACCCGTTTTCTTGTGTGCTTCATACCAAGGCACGATGATATCGATAGCGGTTTGGCTTTTAGCTACCCTATTCGCTTATCTAGCGTTTGACCCTGATGCGATAGTTTATTTTTTGATTTGCGTGTTCGTGTTTTTTCCAGTCCAAGCATGGATGGCTTTTAAGACTTATAAAGACCCGTATTTCATTAACGTAATTATGGCTAGGCTGAGATGTCGCAAAACTAAAAACATATTTAAGACTAAGGACAACGTATATGGAAGTTAATTGGTGGCTATTTGCAGCGAAGGTGCTAGCGACTTCGGCAACGTTATTCTTGTTGTGTTGGGTGGGTAGTATGTTGTTATGTTCGAAGATAACTAAATGGGCGTTTCCTGACCCTCAAATCACTTGTTTAGGGGATGTGCTGCCATTTCACGCTATTTACAAAAATATAATACTAGGCACGGATGGCGCATGTTCTCAGATATTTAAGATTAATGGCCACGATGCGGGCGCTAAGACTTCGCAAGAGGTAGAAGCTTTAATCGTTAAAAAACAATTCTGGCTAGATAAGATGGCTGAGCATGGGGCAACTTTTAAAATACTCACCATTAGAAGAGAACAACAACAAAACCTAGAACCTGGTGATGTGCCAGAGATTTTAAAAGATATTCACAACGCTTGGATGGAAGACTTTAAGAAAACTTACCATAATACGCATTATCTTGTTTTAACAGTATATCCTAAGAATAAAAATATACTTAAAAAAGACGCTCCTATTGCTAATATTGGGCTTTTAAAAGAGTTGGCGACTCTATGCCAAGATACTTTAGTGGACTTTAATTTAGAGCTCGTTAAAAATGGCGAGACGGCGAGCATGAACGAGTGGAGCGACTTAATGTCTCTTCTTCATGAAATCGCCAGCGAGGAAAAAATAACCCTCAGACCGCAGACGCATGACGTGGCGCAATATTTAGGAACGCACCTTCGTTTTGTTCATGGGTCGGATTTGATTAAGTACGAGAAGTCTTTTGGAAAGATAATTTCTTTAAACAAATGGAACAATGTCGTTAGTGCTCATATGTTAAAGGAACTACAGTCATTGCCTATTAGAATGATTATTTTGCAGATGTTCAATAGCGCAGGAAAAGTAAAGTCCTTAGCTTCTCTCGAGTATCAAAGAAGACAAAAGCAAATTCCTATTCCCAACGGGCAAGTGGAAGGCGAATATCAAGCGGCTATGGAAATCGTGCAAAATAACGAGTCGAGCTTGTATGGTTATCAGCTTTCTATACTGGCTCTTGGCAATACCGAGGAAGAAGTTGAAGAATCTATTGGCCAAATAAAGCGCATATTAATTGGGTATGGGAAAACGCCCATCGTTGAAACGGACGCTAAGGAATGGGTATGGCGGTGCATGTTTCCAGGAGCTGATGCGATGGTTAGAAAAACTAACCCCATGTCTAAGAATCTGGCTTATCTAATTAATTTTGAGTCAGAACCTACTGGGTTAGATAAATGCGACTGGGGAAATGGTGCGTTAAGGTATTTTAAGACTGTGTCTGGCTCAGCCTATGCTTTGCAGCTGCATATTAATGAAGAAAAAAGAGCGTTAGCTCATTCGGTCGTAGTAGCCCCTTCTGGCAGTGGTAAAACCACTCTGTTTGAGCATTTAGTTGGTGGCGCGTTGAGGCATCAAAATTTGCGAACGTTTATATTTGACCGATTGAACGGCACAAAGATATTCACGCAAGCGGTAAGTGGCAATTATGTAGACTTTAGTGATGGTATAGTTGCATTAAATCCGTTCTTTTGTGAAAGTACGGATGATAACAGAGCGTTTTTGCAAATGTTTCTGCAGATGCTCGCCAAGTGCGAAGATGACCAAAGTGTTGAAGAAGCGTCCTTAGCGGTTGAACAAATATTAGCGACACCCAAAGAACAAAGAATACTTGCTAATTGCTTTCAGGATATCGCTCGTAAGGACTCCATGTTTTCAAACGGCTTGCGTAAATGGGCTTCGGATGCTTCGCTATCTCGTTGGTTCAATGGAAATGTGTTAGATGCTCAATATAACAAAATAGCTTTTGACGCATTAGATTTAAATGCTAGTCGATTAACCGCATTTGAGATGACAAAAATACAAGAACGTCCCGATGTCGCTGCTGCGGTTACTACGTATTTGATGCATAGAATAAGAGCCGTGAGCAAAGAAGCGTTTTCACATATGATATTTATCGATGAGACGCAGCCGATGATGGAAGATGCCGTATTTTCTAGAAACGTTGGAGTACTTTTGAAGGAACACCGTAGGTTAAGAGGTTCCGTTAGCGTTTGTTTTCAAGATGTTAACGCGGTTAATTCGGTGATATTAGAGCAATGCCAAACACGATTCTTATTTCCTAACGCTTCAGCTAGCAAGGAAGCGTACGCAAAGTTTGAACTCACGGATTTCGAATGGGATTACATCAAGGGCTTTAGCCGTATATCACGAGAGCTTAAGCGCTCGGTGTTGGTTAAGAAGCCTGGTGAGTCCGTTATTTTAAATATTGATATGTCATGTCTAGGGAAATTGTTAGAGATTTATATCTCTGGTTCAGAGCCATTGAAGATTGTGAGAGAGTTGCAACAGCAATGGGGCATGAAAGATTGGGTGTCACATTATTTAAGTTTATAATTAAGTGGAGCAATTGTTATGAAAAACGTTGTTAAAGGTTTAGTGGTTGCGTCTTTGCTGAGTTCTGGCGGTGTTTATGCGGATAACATGTATATTAGCGTGAGCGGCGGTGTTGGAAAAATACCAACCATCAGTTCAAATAGGGATTTTCCTTTGTTATTGAAATCTCCTGGAATTTATACGACTGACGTTAATTCTATAAAGCTGGATTTGAAGAGTTCCAAGAGTATTAATGGCGCAATAGGTTATCAGCTTGGTGATGTGAGGACTGAATTGGCCGTAGGCGTATTAAAAGCGGATTATAAAAAATTTACGCAGGTTGGTGGACATTATTTTCCGTCTGATAATTTTCAGGGGAAGATTACCAGCAATAATTATTTTTTGAATGGATATTATGATTTTAATTTTGACGAAGCGATAACGCCTTATGTTGGCGCTGGTATTGGCATGGCTAAAATTAAAAATACGTTCTATCACTCAGGGATGTATGGCTATGTAAATGGCGTTTATTCCCCGTTACCCGTATTTAAAGCGAACATGAAGCAAACATTGCCCGCTTATCAATTAATTGCGGGAACAAAAATTAATTTGACTGGACAGTTAGCTTTAACGGCTGATTATAGGTTCTTTGGAACGATTAAAGAGATGAAAGCCTTAAATAGCAGGTTGCGCAACCATTCTATTAATTTTGGCTTAACTTTTGGTTTTTAAGGATGCGACATGAGACGAATAATTAAAGTTTTAACTATAACAATAGCACTAACTCCAAGCATTGGTTTTTGTGGTGGACAACCAGTGCACGACCCCGTAAGTTATGCCGAGTTAGTCAAGATGCTGCAAGAAACAAAGAAGCATATAGAAGAAACAAAGCGGGTTCATAACGAACTTTCCCAAGCTAAAGCCATTATGGGCTCTTTTAAAGAAGACAAACAAAGTCTAACTAACTCGCTTCTCAATTGGCAAACGTATTATGACAAGATTGATGATCTCGACCCAGACCATTTTTCAGCGTTTAAATGGTTGGGTGTAGATAAGCTACACCCTGAGAACTACGCTTCTGATACTTTCGGTTACGTCTCTTCATTTAACTCAAAGAAAGCGTTAGATGACGTGAAAACCCAAATGTTCGAGGACGATAAAAACCCAGCGCAAATGCAGTATAGGCGACAAGAGTTGGTTCGTAATTCCATGGCTACGAGTGTGGTCGTATCAAACGAAAGCAAGGCGAATATCGTTGGGGCGAAGAAGAAACTAAGCGATGCAACAACTAAGGCGGTAACCGCTTCCAGTTCGGCGGATGCCATGAAATCCCATAACGAACTCTTAAGTATCGCCGTGGCGGAATTGATTCAGCTAAGAGAGTTGCAAGCACAGCAGCTAGAGTTGTTGTCATCATTTTTCGCCCGCTTTGAGGGAACCTCAAGGATAAACGACCCATCAAAAGCCAGGGGTTTTAAATGATTATTAGTTTAAGAAAGCTCTTAATAGATCCTATAGAAAAAGTCATTGAGCAGTTTGCGGAAACTGGGGCGAGAAGTTTAAGTGGCTTTTCCTCGACCATCTTTGGCTGCTTCGTAAGTATTTGGGTTGCGTATAAGATTTATGATGGATTGGTTAAGGGCGATATTGATTTTATAGAACTTGGGAAGAAGATGGTTTTTTTTACCGTCGTGGGTTTTATGATAAGTACGGGTAGCGGTGTTTTTAAAAATTTTATTTGTGTGCCAATTAAAAAAACCACCGACACCATAGTTTGTAAAATATTATCTATTGGCAATAAGGGTTCTAGTGGTATAGCAAATTCTAAAGATGCTTTAGACAAAATAGAGGATAAATGTAGTAGATTTTTAGAGATGTCTTTGGAAATTAAACAAAAAGCGGGATTTGCCGCTTTTGTTGAAGCTGGGATTTTTGGTTTTGTCGTATATCTGGCGTTTATCGCTTGTGAAGGGATATACGCGTTTCATGTTTCAACTTATTTGCTGAGGCTGTCGGTATTATGGGCTTTATCCCCTTTGTTAATGGTCTGTTTTGCCTTTGAGCAGACCAGAGGTTACGCGGTTGGCGCATTAAGAAACGTTTTAGGCGCATCGCTAACCATCGTTATCTCCTCGTTTTGTTTGTCGCTTATTATGTTTTCATTGTGCCAGTTTGAAGCGAGCATGAACGTAGCCACTATTACCGAGGCTGACGTTTTTAAAGCATTTAGCGGGTTATCTATAGTCGCTGCGGTTTCAATCTATTATTTAATGGTTGCTCAAGAAATGGCGTTTGCCATTTCAGGCTCTCAAAGCAGTTCACTCATTTCTGGCCTCGCTGGTGCTTCTATAGCGGGTCTTGCTGGTCTCACCATGAAAAAAAGTGGCAATCTGTTTGCGAACGTGGCGAAGCTGACTGGGTCTTCCGCATATAAAGCGACTTCAAAGGTGGTAAGTAGCTTCTTATCTAAATTTAGAGGGGATTAGTTATGGAATCAATTGACTATTTTAGAATTGCTTTTGACGTTTTTGCCGTATGCCTGATATTGAGGGTGGCTCATTTTATACTTGGTTTTGTGATTGGTCTAGCCACGATTGTTTATGAGCTTTGTTATTTTATGTGGGCGTGCTCGCTTGCTTTTTTCTATTCAATGCGTGGTTGCTTTAGGTTCGCCAGAAAGGTCTATAAAGATAAGGTGAAAAATATGTGCGTGAAAATTTGTTTAACTTTCTTGATGTTCGCTTCTTTAACAGGTTGTGCCAAGGTATTTAAAAAGCCTGGTGATGAGCTGGTGAAAAGTCCGTGTGAGGTGTGCAAGAAAGCGCCGTTTTATGTGAATGGGAAGAGGGTTTAATGAGCGAGACTGCTTTCATAAAGGCGTTTGCTTTGGCTTTATCTTTAAATCTTTGTTGTTTGTTATTTTATATTGGTAAGCATCTTTTAGAAATAGAGCAAAGTCTTTTTTCGGCGTTATTAAAAGTCTTGAGCAATGCAAAGATTAAAAAATGGATTCTATTCACGTTATTTCTATTAAGTTGTCATTTCTATATTATTTATAAGGTTGCAAATGGATAAAAACGAGATTGATCGCCTAAACAAACCTTTTTACTCCTCTTGGTTCGCGTCTAGGATGTTGGGGCTTGGGTTTTTAATCATGAGCTGCGCTTTTCTAATAATGTGCACCGCTTTTCTTTATCTCATGCCGTTAAAAGAGCTAAAGCCATTCTTGGTAAGCGCTTACAACAAAGATTCTCAAGTGGTAAAGGTGGAACCTTTAGAGGTTAATACTGAGAGCATGAAAAAGCTTATTGAGATTAAATGCCGTGAATTTATCGTAGATTTGCATACTTTCGATGGACAGACGGAAGCGGTGAGATTAAAGCGGTTATATACGATGGTCGACGACCCTAGCGTAATTGAGTACTTGGAGAACTTTTTAAACGTTGAGAACCAAAACTCGGACGCTAAGAAATTAAAAGAAAATAACGTCACTCGTTCGGTCAGCGTTAAGCAGGTGATTAGCCTTGCGCCAACAGCCCCTAGCATGTGGCAAGTGAACTGGATGTTGGCTGAGACTGAGAAGGACGGCTCTCAGCGATTCATCAACTGCGTTTCGGTAATTACGGCGGAAGCGAGAGAGCGTAAGTTATTTGCTGGCGAGGACGATATTAACCCAATTGGGTTTACAGTTATTCAATATAAGATGAGGGTATTGCATGATTAAAAAGATTTTAAGCTTAGTGTTGATTATCTGCTTAAGCGTTTCCGCTATGGCTGACCAGCCTGTGGATGACTCGCTCGCACATAAGGAAGTATCACAGCAAGCTGAAGGCGATTATCCCGCTTTACAGCGTGAATCATCAGTGCCTTTAGCGTCTATGCAAAAAGCCTGGGAACACGCTGAGTATGGCTCTGGCGTAAGAATCGTTAACTTTGACCCTAGGGATACGGTTAGATTAGTTGTGCGTGAGTATATGACTACTACGATTGTCTTTCCGCAATGGGAGCGAATCGAGGAAGTGATTATTGGAGATGAGGGGAATTACGAGACCAGAACGATTAAAGACAATATTTTAACGATTAGACCGACTAATTACGTGGGGATAGACACCAGCATAACTGTAATTGGCGAGAGCGGGCATGTTTATGGCTTTTACGTTCGTGTGGAAGGCCACAACTCCAAGAATATTAGTGACATCACAGTTCGTATGCAAGTACCAGAACCCGTGTACGCATACGCTAAGCAAGCACAATCAAAACAAACAAAACAATCCCATAAAGTAGAACAAGAAAAAGAGGACTATTTAGAGGAAGCTTATTTTGATTCTTCTAAACTAGATTTTAAATTCTCAATGTCTGGGGATGAGCAAATAGCCCCTGATTTAGTGTATTCCGATGGCGTAAGAACTTGGTTTGATTATGGGGATAATTTAGACGAGCGTAATTTGCCAACGTTCTTTAGCGTGGTGGATGGTTATCAAAAGGCTATTAATGTCACATTGGATGGTAATAGATTAGTGGCGCATGGAGCTGGTTCTTTCGTTTTGAAAAGTGGTGATAAGATAACTTGCGTATATCCAACTAAAACCAGAGTGAGGCGCGCGTGATTAAGAGTTCCGCTGATGTGGTGGTTATTCAACTGTTTTTATTGTTGATTATTTTTAAAGTCCAAAATGCTTTTAATTTGCCAGACGTGTTCTTTTGGATATTAGAAATTATTACCTGGGTGCTTATCGCTAACGCGAGCATGTTAATTACTTTAAGAATACGAGATGGAAAATGGCCAGGATAACGTTATTACCATTATTATCGTTATTACTGTTATTGACGGGTTGCGAGGATAAGTCGGAGACCAAAGAACCCGTTAAACGTGAGCCTATATCATTTCCCGCTGAGATTGGTTATAAAGAGAAACCGAAAGTTGTAGAACAGCCTAAAATTATTGAAGTAGAAGTGCCAGCTGAGGAAGAGAGCCAGCAAGCCGAGAAGAAAAACCAAGATATAGTACTATCTAAAATTTCGGCACAATTGCGAGATGAGCGCAAGGCTGCGCACGTTGCTTTGTTTGAAAATAGTAAAAAACCTAATGAATCAGTTACATACCAGCTCACTGATAAAGATTACTCCCCTCTTCCGCAAGATTTATCCACACTACCAGTTGACCGCTCAAGAACGCTTACTACAGATATGCGTATTAATGCTGTGTTGGATGACGATATCAATTCTCAAATTCCAGGCGTTGCGATAGCAATAGTGGATAAGCCAGTATTTAGTCCAAATAATAAATTTATTTTGCTACCGGTGTTCACGAAGATTGTTTGTGAATATAAAGGCATTGAACAGCACGGACAGACCCGATTACCCATGACTTGTACCAGAGCGATTAGGCCAGACGGAGTCAGCGTTTCACTGACGGATGCGATTGTCGCTGACCAGATGGGACGTACGGGTTTAACGGGTGAAGTGGATAACCGAACGTTTGAAACTTACGCGGGCGCTTTTATCATGTCAGGCATATCCGCTTTAGCGCAAAGTGGCGTAAATCCCAATGCGCCTGCTTGGCGAGGGAATGCTCAGACCACCTTTTCAAACAATATCGGTCAAGTGACAGCAGATGTTATTCAAAAGAATATCAGTTTAAAACCAGTTATTTATATTAAGGCTGGCACTAGACTACAAATCCGGCCGAGAGTTGACATCGTTTTTAAAGAACCCATTCCTATTCAATCAAAGAAAGAGGCGCAGCATGAAAAAGTTAGCGATTAGCGTTTTATGTTTAAGTTTGTCTATGTCCGTATTTGCTGGAAAACAAAAAGTTTCAGAAGAAGAAACAACGCCCAAACTTAAACACGGCGCAATTATTGAAGAAGACTTAAAAATAGAGAATAAAATGAACGTCTATAAAATTTATGGCTCTTTAAAAGATATAGATAAGAACAAATCCGACAAAATGCGATTACAGGGAAAGGTTTATGTTAGTCCTTGCAAGGATAAATCGCTTAAGGGCTACAACATCGCTAATATTCAATGGTTGGGTGTACAAAGAATGGATTCTCCCGATAAAGTGGTGGGATTTAAAGAGCCTATCGTGTCTTCTTTCATGTTTAAAGATGGTGTGGATATTAAAAATATCCCGCTACCAACGTTTGGTGATGAACAAGATTTAATTCGAGCAATTAATGATTTAGAGCAAGATAAGATAGATTTAGAGGATTTAAAAAGAAAAAGAAAGTTTAAAGCGGTTTATGGAAAACCTGATGAACATGCGTCTTGGTTGGTAAATAACGGTGGGACTAGACGAGTTAATGTTGCCAATAACGTTAAGAGTTCGGCCACTATTGAGCCTGGAGAAGCTTCTGAAATGGGGTTAGATGAAAACGGCTTGCCTAATGATTCTAATAATTCCAGGAAATCTAAAACTGACGTGCAAGCTAGTGCTGATAGTGGGCAACTAAATTTAAACGCTGATGGGCACAACCCTGCTAACCTGCCAGGATTTCAAGGGGCTGATGGTTCAGTGAGAAAATCTAAAGGGGATATGGACATAAATTTAAAAGACAGCTCTGCTAAAAATGATGATTCTAAGAAGACTGATAGCCCTAATATTAATGTAGAGCTTACCGAAGACGGCTGTAACCCAGAGCATGACGTATTGCAAGAGCGAGTCATCATTACTGCTAGAGCTAAGAAAATAGAAAATGGGAAAGTGGTTGATGAAGGAGTATGCGAGAAGACGCTGGAAACTTATCCCGTTAAGCGAGATTATTTGTGTGATGATTGTATTGATGAAGTGGATATAGGTACAAAGAAAGCTTTCGCTAGATATCAAGAGCATTGGTTCGATAAAAACGGCGAGCGACATAACTTAGGGATTAAAGTAGATGAAGGTCACCCGTTTAATATTTTCGAGGAGTCACGAGGCTGTCCATTCGATATCGAGACAGAGGAAGGATACGCCATTAAAACCTCTAGGCTAGGATATTTAAATAAATTTGGGATATTTCTGCCTGTAGTTGGTTGTGGTGTTTCCGATAAGTCGGAGAAATTCAAAGTCAGTGAAACCGCCGATGGTTGCTCTCAACTAAAAATAAATGGAAACAGGCACGTACAAGCTCGATTAGTAATTAAAAAAGGCAACAAAACGATTGAGGTGAGGGAGTGTAGACCCAGTAATATAGCGCTCCTACAAGACAGAACGCCTTGCGCTGGTCAGTACGTGCATGATTTCGAGAATGGAAAAAGTTATTCTCTGGCGCAATATTATTATGAGAATGAAGGCCAAAAGCATTACGTGAGCGAATGCCAAAAGACGGCGGAATATCTAGACCATCAAACCGAGATTAAGGAATGGTCGAATGATGATAAAAATTTAATCTCTAAGCCTATTTTGTCGGTATACGTGGATGACGAGGATAATAAGGTCGCCATTAAGGAAAAAGCGGGCGAAAATGTCGCTTACGAGCAATTGGCTGACCAGACCAAGCCCACGGAAAACTTTCACTATCAAGGTTGCTATAAGATTACTAGAACGCAACTGTATAACGCTTACAAACGTGGAGATGGTTCCACTTATGAAAAGTTAGTGAGCGAAGGAAATCCTATTGCTTCGGCTAATTTGTGTACTAAATCAATCGAGTACCAAACAATAGACTTTATCAATTACTACAGGAACGCCACTCGTTATCCTGATGGACATTCGGAGTATGACGCATGGGTACAATACTGATTCAACAGTTGGAAGAACAATTAAAGGACAGGCCAGTGCTGTTGGCGTTCTTAAAGCCACTATTTGAATATTTAACTATTCGCAATTTAGTGGAAGTGAACGTTAACAAACCTGGAGAGCTAAGGCTAGAATCCGCTACGGAAGGCGTCAAGTTCGTTAATGCCAAGCATTTGGATTTTAGATATTGGCTTAATCTATGCTACATCTTAGCTAACGGCAACGGCTCTTTCTTTCATCCTGAGAAACAGCCTAGAGTGTCGGTAGAACTACCAGGCGGGCATCGGTTTGAGGCGATGGTAGGCGATGCCGTTAAACAAAAGATTTCCGTGTCGATTCGGCTGAAAAGAGAAATCACTCTAACGCTTGAGGACTTTGGACTTAAGGACGAGAAAAAAGACAATCTGATTTCGATGATTGAGAAAGGCGCTAACGTTATTATTTCTGGCGGGACTTCAAGCGGTAAGACAACCTTTCTAAATTGCTTGCTAAAGTATGTTCCTAAAGATAGACGCATCCTTTCCGTAGAAGATACCTACGAACTAAACATTGAGCACTATGACAAATCTAATTACTTGGTAAGCCGTAATGAAAGTAACCCTACCATTGGATATCCGCAAATGATTGACCATTTAATGCGTAGCAGGCCAGATATGATTGTGTGCGGTGAGCTATCCATGGCTAATGCTTTACCAATTTTACGGATGCTGAACTCGGGTCATGCGGGATTTTTATGCACCGCTCACGCCGATTCGCCTAAATCCCTTATTGACGCGATTCGGCAAAACATCCTAATGTCGGGTACGGATATTCCTAAATCTGAGCTAGAGCAGCTTTTAAATGGGCTATTGGACGCGATTGTGCAATTGCATAGGGATTTTAACGGCAAGAGGCGGGTTACTGAAATTTATTACCCTAAAACTGGAAAACGAGACCTTATATGCCAAGATTAAAAAGTATTTTATTTTTATTGTGGCGTTTTAAATGGATATGGATTGGCGTATTGCCATTCCCTGTCTTCTATTTTTGGTTTTGGAAAAACTATTTTCTTTTAGGTCATCACAATGACGCGCCAATTTTAGTCCAGTACGCTTCATTGCATCTGGTACCAGCATTAACAATACTCGGCTCAATGCTGTTGTTCAAGCTGGAGATAGACAAAGGGTTAGCCGTCGTTTCAAGCATGCTGGTTAATTCCTGGTATTTGTACAAGATAGCCCCACTGTGGAGCGGTCATTATTTTAATTTGTTGACTAAGAGAGGTGTCGACTTATTCTCGCTGTACAAGCAATGGTCTTTAATTATGGACATGGACGGCTTTTGGAGCGTATTCATTATAGACGCCGTTCAGCTAATGCTCATTATTTCCGCATTCTGGTGTTTGGTTCGTAATAGAGCGCTTATTAAATTTGATTCAGCTTTTTCATCCGCTAAGCCTAAATCTACGAACTTTGGTACGGCTAAGTTTTTAGACGCCAAAGGAATTAAACGGCTAAACGATTCTGAGGGGATAGTTGTTGGAGCGATGCCTAAAGAGAAGGATTTTACAGATGCTCATAAACTGGTGGCCAGCATTCAAAAGAAAGGCGGAGACGAGCTGATTAGAATTAAAGCCGACCATGCCATATTGGTTGCTCCTAGTGGTTCAGGTAAAAATGTTGGGGTAATCATGCCAACGCTTTTAAGCTACCCAGGTGCGGTATTTGTTACCGATATCAAAGGCGAGAACTATACTGTAACTAGGAGAGCTAGAGAGTCCAAAGGGCGTGAGGTTATTGCATTTGACCCATTTGGGATTGCCGGTGCGCCTAAAATTAGAATCAATCCATTGCAGTTTTTAGACGCTAGTAGCAAGGAATTAGTCGATGACGCCCAAATCTTAGTAGAATTAATATGCCCAGCAAATATCAAAGACGGAGCGGCCGCGTTCCATTTCCAGTCTCACGCGGCAAGTCTAATTAAGACTGTTATTTTACATGTGGTTGGAACTTTCCCAAAACAAAACCGCAATCTATATAGTGTGTATAAAATTCTCTCAAAGCCTTTAGGTGAACTATTAGAGCTATTAAAAGAAGTTGGGGAAGACTATTCAGCAGCGGGTGGTGAGGCCGCTAATCTGGCTAATCAGTTTTTAGGTATTGAACATCGAGAGCGTTCAGGCATCCTGAGTAGCGCAGTTTTAGCCATGCGATTTGCAGCGGCTCAGGCCATACAAGAAGCTACCAGTGAATCTGATTTTGAACTATCCGAAATGGTGAAAGGTAACTTTGACCTTTTTGTTTGCATTCCACCTGAAAAGTTGGACGACCAAAAACAATTATTAAGGCTTTTAATTGGTGTTACGTTCATTGAAATTATGCGCGCTAAAGGCAATATCGGAAAGCACAACCTTTTGATGCTCATTGATGAGATGCCAGCCTTGGGTTATCTAAAACAAATCGACAATATACGAACCTACGGACGAGGATTTGGAGTCAGTCTGTTGATGGCCGCTCAAACAATACAAGACTTAAGAAACACTTATCCGCATACCTGGGAAGCTTTTTTCTCAAGCCAGCTATCAATATTTTTTGGAGCAGCTGAGGTAATGACTAGCGAGTTCATCGCGAAAAAACTAGGCAAGCAAACAATCGAAGTTAGCTCGGTCAGTCAAAGTGAAGGTGTTCAAAAACAATTCAAAGGCGGTGGAGAGTCCGTACAAAGCGGCAATTCGACTTCCGAAACTGGTAGACAATTATTAATGCCAGATGAAATTGAACGATTGGGCGACAGGGTCGCGCTGGCATTCAAGCGTGGTGAATATCCTATTATCTGCCATAGGATTAATTACTGGGAGCGCAAGGAATGGAAGGGGCTGTGGGATGGCAATCCGTTGCATGAGAATCGAGGCGGTTAGATGCTGGTGGTCAGGTTATCCAAAGAATTAGAGCACAGACTTCAAACCTTGGCCAATCAAACGGGGAAAAGCAAAAGTTATTATGCACGTAAGGCTATTGAGCGATATTTTAGGGACCGGGAAAGGTATTTACTAAAGAAGCTTGTTGACAAAAGGCACATAATGCGCCACCATTAGCTTAATGAGGCGTAACCCTATTTATAGCTTTGACCCAGATAAGAATGCGGAACTTATTAAAACTAGGCATGTCAGCTTTGAAATGGTTATAGCTGCTTTAGATAAGCAAGGCCCATTAGATGTGTTAGAGCATCCAAACAGTAACAAATATGGGCATCAAAAAATTTATGTGATCGAGCTAAATAATTATATTTACTTAGTTCCATTTGTCGAATCAGAAAACAAAATATTTCTTAAAACCATTTTCCCCAACAGAAAGTTTACTAAGAAGTATCTTAAAGAAAAGGAGACAGTAGATGAATAACAAACGGCAGGTGACATTCAGTCTTAATAAAGAAGAACAGGCGATATCAGATTCCATCGACCGGGGAGAATGGAGAAGCATTAAAAATTTAAAAGCAGAGCAAGCCAAGGCTAAAAAAGCCGCTAACAATTATCTGCTTAAAAAGCAAAGAATTAATATTAGAATTTCAGAAACCGATTTAGACCTTATAAAGCAAAAGGCTGCTCATGAAGGGATGCCATATCAAACTATGATAGCTAGCGTTTTGCATCGATATGCTTCTGGGCATTTAGATAATAATTAGTCAATTTCCTAGATCACATTCCTTCTTTCTTAAATTCCATATTCACATTCACGTCTTTAATAATTTTTATTCAAGCTGTTGACACGCATCCTGTATTACATCGACATTCAAGAAAGCGCCACGTTGCGAAGCAATGTATAAGCGCGTTAATTGTCCTTTCATCGTTGTGGGTCTAACTCCTGTTGACCGACATGATGGAAGGACTGGTAGCGACCTTGTCGCGGATTGGCACGTTGGCTCCTGCCAACTGCCAACAACAAATCGTTGGCTCAGGGAGATAAGAATTTGCGCAATTCAAAGTTAGTGCAGCCCGTCCCCGCCCCTCTCAAGCGGGGACGCATTGTGTTAATTGTTGTCAAACGTTGTGGTCGGAGCGTGGTAAAGCTCGTGGTCAAACTGTTGGGAAGCTGGTTTGTTTTGCGAAGCAAAGAAACAGTTTATCAATGGCTTTGTCCATCAGTTTTTCCATGCGCCTCACAGAGCCGTCCACAACCAGGCATTCCCAGCCGTACGACTAATTCCAGGAAAGATGAATGGCAAATTATCACTTTAGCGTAGACATCGTTAAGCGTTCAGCGGGACGCAGTTCCGTTGCTGCTGCCGCCTATCGTTCAGGTGAAAAGTTAATCGATTTCAGAACGGGCAAGCGGTATGACTTTCGTCACAAGGATGACGTAACCCACAAGACAATCATGCTGCCTGAATCCGCTCCAAGTTGGATGAAGGACAGGCAAGCTTTATGGAACTACGTTGAGCAATTTGAGAAGCGAACCGATGCCCAACTATGCCGAGACGTTAACTTTGATTTGCCCAAAGAGCTAACCACCCAACAGAACATCGAGCTTGCGGAAAAATTTGTTAAGGAAATGTTTGTCGCTAAGGGTATGGTTGCTGATTTAGCTATCCATACCAAGTATACTTCTGATGGCTCTGCTCTATCCCATGTTCATGTGCTTCTTACTCTAAGGGAAGTCTCCGAGCAAGGGTTCGGCTTAAAGAACCGCACCTGGAACTCAAAAGACTTGTTACAAGACTGGCGGGCTGAATGGGCTAGCTACGCTAACGAGGCTCTATCTCTTAACGGACATCGTGAAAGAATCACGCATCTGAGCTTAGCCGAGCAGGGTATCGCTTTAGAACCGCAGGTCAGACGAGGAAATGAGAACTACAAGTTCAATGACCGAAGAAAAGCCGAGCACGAAAGGATAGCCAGAGACAATGCCGAGCGCATTCTAGCTGACCCGTCCATAGCGATTAAAGCGCTCACTCGGAATCAATCGACATTTTCAGAAAAAGATATCCATGCTTTCGCTAAGCGCCACTCAGTCCATGAAACACAATATTTTGACGTCTACGAAGCCATTCGAGATAGCAAAGAGCTGGTAGAAATTTTTGGAAAAAACGCCAGCTTCACCAGCAAGCGTATGCTTGATTTAGAAATTGAAATGCTAACTAAAGCAAATGAGCTTGATATGCGAAAAGGTCATACTGTTAAAGAGGTCAAAGTAACTAGACCGCTTTCAGATGAGCAGCGAGAAGTATTAAACCATCTCATCGACACAGGCGACATGAAATGCGTTATCGGTTACGCAGGAAGTGGTAAAAGCTATTTATTGGGTGCTGCTCGTGACGTATGGGAGCAGTCGGGCTATCGAGTTGAAGGCGTTACGCTGTCGGGTATCGCAGCATCAGGATTACAAGCGAGCAGCGGTATTGAAAGTAGAACGCTCGCTAGTCGTATGAGTTATTGGGACAAGGGAGAGGAAAAACTTACCAAGGACACTGTGCTAGTAATTGATGAAGCGGGGATGTTAGGCTCAAGACAAGTGGCTAGGATATTGAAAGAAGTTGAACAAGCAGAGGCTAAGGTAGTGTTTATTGGAGATACTGAGCAATTACAAGCCATTGAGGCTGGTAGTCCGTTTAGGGCAATATCCGAGCGGTTTTCCACAATGAACTTGAGTGAAATTCGCAGACAAACACAAATTTGGCAGCAGGAAGCCACCAAGGCGTTTGGTCGAGGTGATACTGCTGATGCGTTAAGACGTTATGACGAACATGGATGTATTCTGGCGTTTGAAACTAAAGAGATGGCTATAGATGCAATGATTAAAAAATGGCAGGAAAACCGCAAATATTACCCTGATGAAACTAGAATAATGCTGACCTACACAAGGGAAGACGCACAGTTATTGAATGAAACAGCGAGGAACCTACTAAAAGAAAATGGCGAGCTTGGTAAAGGCAAGGAATTTAAAACGATTTACAAAACCTCTGACCACTTAAGCATTGAAGAACATGAGATGATTGCTGAGGAAGGAAAGCACAATTTTGCGGTTAACGATAGAATTTTGTTCTTACAGAATGATAGGGTTCTAGGGGTAAGTAATGGCAGCGCAGGGTTCGTAAAGAGTATTGATGGAAGAATAATGACTGTTGAGCTTGACCAGGATAAGAGAGAAGTTATTTTTGATACTGAGGTGTATAAGAATTTCGACCACGGCTACGCTACTACAATCGCCAAATCTCAAGGAATAAACGAAAGTACGAGTTTTTTATACGCCACAAGGAATTGTGACAGCAATTCTATTTATCCAGCTATGACTAGGCACAAAGAAGAAACTACAGTTTTTTATAGCAAGCAAGAGTTCCGTAGCCACAATGACTTTCTTGAATGTATGACGCGCAAGAGAACCAAATACTTAGCGTTGGAAAATATACCCGAATTGAGAGAATACGTAGATATTTCCATACGGAAGGAACGTTTAGAACAATATTCTATAAGTGATAATCCAGCTGAAAAGGCCCAATGGCAAGAAGTAGAGAAAAAAGCTCAAAGCGTTGCGCATGAGATTTTTAACGACACTCGTTTGAATAAAATAGTCAAAGAGCAAGAGATTTACAAAGCAATCGAACGGGACGCTATAGGCTATCAAACCAGCCAGCGGATAGCGCAGGAATTAGCGATGCACAACAGCCAGGATAGAGGGATGGATATGGGTATGGGGTGGTAAAATTTAAAAAGTATTGTTACACTCAATTTTATCAATAAATTGAGGAATAGAAACAATGGCAAAAGCAAAACCCGTTAAGAAAGTAATGAAGACCGTCAAGAAAGAAGCGAAGGCAGTTTTAAAAAAGGCTAAGCAAGCCGTTAAAGCTGTAACTAAGCAAGCTAAAAAGGCTGTTATCCCTAAGAAAAAAGTGGCCAAATCACCTGCTAAAAAATCTGCTTCAAAAGGGAAGGTGGCGAGTAAAGCGAAAGCTCCAAAAAAGAGCGTGAAGAAAGCTGCGCCCGCTAAAGCTAAGGCTACAAAGAAAAGCAAACCAGCCAAAGCAGCAAGCAAAGGTAAAACAAAAACGACCGCTAAGCCCAAGGCCAAAGCAACCAAGAAAAAGAAAGGCAAAA